TCATGATGGGATAAGCCGCAGGAGACCCTGCCGATCGGGGCTCCGAGGCCGACAATCAAATGATTGGCTACACACGTAGATGCCGGCACGGACGGATCTCGGGACGCGGGTGCAATTCCCGCCGCCTCCACTACTTACGTCAACTGACTCCTCCTGAAAGTCAGTGACACAACACGACGAAACCCCTTCCCCGGAAGGGGTTTTTTCGTTTCTGGACGCGGGTGAACCAACCGCCGCCCTGTCATCCGCTGAAACCTCCTGACGCTGGACGCCGCCCGAAACCCGACGTATTTCCGACAATTCGGCGGATTCGCATGTGTTAGGAGCGACCAGCCCGGCAAGAGCGTCGGCCCTCGCCCGCATCCCGATGTGGGTGTATTTCGCCGTCTGCCGGATGTCGGCATGGCGCGCCAGTTCTTTGGCCTCCATGATGGATGCACCGGAGGCAATCAGCCCGGTGATGTGGCTGTGCCGCCCAGCCGCGTGGAAATCGGCCAGCCCCTCATGCGTCTCGTAAGGGATGCCAGCCCGTTCCAAATCCTTCTGAACCATCGTGTACGTCTTTTTCCGGGCGAGCCGTGGGAACAGCGGCGCGTCGGGTTCCATCCCTTCCGTCCACGCACGCACCAATGCGACCAGTTCCGGGTGCATCGGCAGCGTGTCCTTCCGGCGGTGCTTTGAGCACGCGGCCTCGACCACCAGCGTCGGCTGTTCGTCGTCCAGCTTGAATGACCTGGGCGTGATGCTGCCCAGCTCCAGCCGCCGCAACCCGGTGAAGAACGACATCAGGTAAACCCGCGCCCGCAGTTCCCCGGGATACCCCTGCACCTCGCAGCCGGATTCCCGAGCGGCACGGACGAGCTTGGAGACTTCTTCCGGCGTGAGTGCCCGCCGCTTGTGCCGGACATCCGTTTCGGCGTTCAGACGGCCGATACCAGCGACCGGGTTCGTGGGGAGCCGCTTCGACGACACCAGCCATTTCCCGAACTCGTCGATGGCCTGCAGGTAGTGGTTGTAAGTCCGATTGCCCAAATCCTCTGCCCGACGGAGTTCCTTCAATGCTTCCTCGATCTTCTCCGCCTCCAAATCGGACAACGCCTTGACGCCGGAAGCCTCGACCAGCCGCCGGACGCGGGTCATGGTGAGCTTGCGGTGCTTCGGAGTCGTGTTGTCAAGCGAACGCTCGAACGCGGCAAGCGCGTCGGCAATGGGCGACTGCTTGATGGCCAGAAGCCGTTCCTGAGCCGGGTCAATCATCCCCCGCTTGCGGAGGAGGACTTCGTTTTCGAGCTTGGCCGCGAGCTGCTCGGTCAGCCCCTTATCGGTGAAGCCCTTGGCGTAGGCCCGGTTGCCGTCGGCGTCCCGGTACTCGATCAGCCACGGCTTATTCTTCTTGCCCTTGTCGGCGGGTCTCTTGTAAATCGACGGCACGGAAATGCCTCCGAGGGAATCGGGACGACTAGGTGATTATACGTCCAGAGGACGGAGCGCGCCAGACCGTTATTACCTCGACCGCCCGGTATCGCGCGAAGGTGTCGGCTCTTCCGGCTGCCCTTTGTGCTTGTCGAGAAGCTCTTCGAGGCGGCTACGCTCGCGGAACGGCGGGAGGAGTTCGGCGCATGGGACGGACACGTAGCCCGAATTGACCGTTTGCCCCGTCGCCTTGACGACGCCAGCGGCCTCCAGTGCGGCCAGCATGCCCTCGTTCTCCGAGTAGTCTTTGATGAAGACCTGATTCGGTCCACAGGCCACATCGGGAAGGTTGACCGTGGCGACAGCAATCTGCTCGCCGTTGTGGGCGTCGTTGAGAATCAGCGCGGTGCGGCCGTTGGCGTACTTGCTCTTCTCGATGACGCAGTCCCACTGCTTGAAGCGGATGGGGATACCTTTCATGCGGCCTCCTTGCCCTTGATGAAGTGATCGACGTTCTGTTGGTGCACGCGGAAGGTCAGTGCCGCATACAGTTTCATTCGGGGGGTGCGATTGTCTGCGGTGCGGGCCTGCTTGATTTCGTTACACTTCCGACAGAGCAACTGAAGATTCCAAAGCGCGTGACAGCCGCCCTTCGCAAGCGGAACAATGTGGTCCCATTGCAGATCGTGGGACTTTGCACATTCGAGACAGCGGCTCCCTTGGATACGGGCTAACGCTGCAAGGCTGCTCTCAGAAAGTGGCCAGCACCCGACACGGGCCTTGCTGGCTCGTCTTGATGCCTCATGTCGGCGTTTGGATTTGCGGTGTAAATCCGGATCACGAGTACGGATCGACGTTTCAGAATGACATCTCTTGCATTGCGATTTCAAGCCGTTGGGACGGCGATCATCAGCGTGGTATTCCCGAGCGGGTTTCGTATGCTTGCACGTCGAACAAATCCAATGGGGAACGCCATCGATCACCACCGGCTTGCGCCGCCTGGTCCCGTTTCGCTGGAGTGTAGCAATGCGTTTGGCTGTTGCCTCTTTTGGGAACGGGATACCTTTAGGCCACGGCATGGGCACGATCCTTTATCACGTTGTCGATGTTGCGATTGATAACAGAAAATGAAAGACACCACACCCACGGGTTTGCATCCCACGAGCCGTGGCCGTTGATGTCTTCCCACAGATAGCGATATGCGCGTGAATGCGGTGGCTGGCATTTGTTCTTTACGAGGTAGCTGTCGTCACAGCCTTCAGCGATTGCGTCCTCCTCGTTGATGTCCTTCAACCGCTCGATGCGTACGCCAGTGATTTCCAGCGTCAGGCGGGAGGCGATGCGGGGCATGTGCAGCGATGGCTTCCACCGAAAATCGCGTAGTTCCATGTCATCAAAGTGGTCCCAATCAGCACGGTAAGTGAAGCCAAGGCGAGCGTGTACATGGTTCTCTGGTTCGACCGAGGGGGACCACGTCTCCCGCACCCAGAGCAGGTCGCCGGGCTGGCCGTAGGGGCACGGCTTCATTCGAGATGGGTCATCCGAAGATGTCGGGCGAAGGAACTCGATGTACCGCTCTTTAACTATGCGCCTTGTCTGCGTCTTCCTGCCGTCGAGCAGGGCACGAATCATCGGAGCGGACATCAGGATGGGACGAGCTTTCATGCTGCCTCGCTTTCCGGCCAGTGGAAGGCCATGCCGTTGCGCTGGATGATGCGGCCCGTAGCACTTACCCAATCACCCCGCTTTGCATCAAGCACTTGCATGCCCGGCATACGAACGAGCAGTCTATCCCTAACCAGCTCCAATACGCCGCCTAGGTCGCGATCTTGCCAAAAGTCCCCGGCCTGCGGCTCCAGCAAGTGCAGCGAGTCGGGGTGGATGAAGTGAGGGTCAAGGCTTTCGATAAGCAACCGTTTGCCTTCAATAGTTCCACCCTCGAACGGGTAAGGCACCCAAAAGCCGATTCTGCCTTCAAACCAGCACAAATCCTTGCCGTCTGGCGTTATGAGCTTCATGCCGAATCGCTCCATCATCCATGCCGTAGCGAGGCGGTCAGCGGGTTTAAAGAAACGGCGTGGTGATTTGGGGCCTGCGCCCTGTGTGCTGGTCATGGCAGGTAATCCGTTTTGATTTCATCGAGCCTGTGAGCGAGGTCAACACGTCCACATTTGCGCAAGAAATCTGATGAATCAATCAGGCTTTGCCGCGCTTCTCTCGCCGGGATAGTGGCTTCACCTGAAACCCCAATCTTGCGGCGACTAACCTCTTTCAGAAGTTCATTGTCTGAGACGTCCTCAAACAATTCGGTGGTGCTTACGTGGACGCTTATATATGGCATATTCCCTCCATACAGCCCCTCAGTGCAGCGGACGCGAGAGAGCTTGCGAGCGACTTACGTCCGCTACACCGAAAGGCTGAAAATGAAGATGAAAGAGTCGCTCGCATACCCCGACCATGCCACGCCTCATGCCTTCGCGCAAGCGTTGTTTTCGGGGCAGCCCTTCGCCAGCCATTCCGTGACCTCCGCCGCACGCCACCGAGTGTTGCGCCCGAATCGGACGGGTTGCGGAACCTTGCCCGCTGAGAGGAGCCGCCAGAGCGTTCGTTCGGACACCTGCATGAGCTTGGCCAGCTCCTCGGCGGTCATGAGCTGTTCAGCCCGCACGCTTTCCATTGGCGTATGCCTCCAGTTCCTCGCGGGCGATTTCGTAAGCCTCACGGAGAGCGTCGCCGCGCTCCTCTTCCCTGAGGATGGCCTGAATGACCCATACGAACCGCCTGGCCATCCGCGTGGCGGTTTCGTGAATCCGTGGGTCTGCCGGAACGTTGGCCTGAATCATGTGCCCTCCATGGAAATGGCGGGTCGGAAGTCCCCGCCCGGTTCTTCAACTCGCGCCCCCGTCGCTCCCGTCGCCATCGGATTCAGTCGACTTGATGACGGCAAGGGCGGTCAGCACGGCCTCGACCGCGAGCGCGAACCAGATGAACGGCATGGTGGCCTCCTATCGAAGCCACCTGCCGATGAAACCCACGACGCCGTTTTGGGCGGCCTTCTTGACCGCCCCTTCGCTGTCGAATGCCCTGAACGTCTTCCTCATGCCCAGCATCACGAGGCCGAGGAAGATGAGGACGTGCGAGATGTTGGTGTCGCCGGACGCGAACAGCATGAGTCTCTCCTTGACTGAAGGAATGAAACGTGATTGCGTGATCTTGCTGCGGCGGCGTTGAAGGAAACGCCTATGCGATACGACCCGGCTGCCGAATCAGAATCGCGCCTCGACATAATTGGGTTAGCCGGAATCAAGCCCGGCCCGCAGCTACACCTTCTCCCGAATCCGCTTGCGCCAGCCGAGCAGCTTGCTCAGCACGCCACACCCCAAGCTGACCGCCATGGTCAGCCAGAACAGCAGTTCGAGAACCTGCGAAGCGTCTTGCATGAGAATCTCCTTGCACGAAGAATGAAGTTGTGATTGCCTGATTGTGTTGCGGGGTGAGAGGACAAGGGGCGTCCACCAGTCTTCCAAACTGGAGCCTTGCGGCGCGGAGTTCGACTCTCCCGCCCCGCTCCAGTTGAAGTCCGCTACATCTCCCGACCATCCACCTCCTTTGCCTGCTCTGGAAGCCCATGCTTCGGGTCTTCGACTCCCTGACCCGCGTGCGGGTACATGACGAACGCCGACCCGTTGAACAGCGCAGCGGCCAACTCGTGCGCTCCCTGCTTGCCGAGGTGGCTCATCTCCGCACCGACCTCATTGAAGAACTTCTGCCACGAGAGGCCGGGCGGCTTTTCTCCACCCGAGTGTTCTTCCTTGAGCATGTCGACGAACTTCCGAATCTCTTTGCCCATGGTTCACCTCACCTGAGAAGCCAGAAATCCGAGGCGGCCGGACGCTCCGGCGCGCTCTCCTCACCCGCCATCTGCGTCAGGGCCAGCGCAGCTAGCCCCACCGCAGCCAGCAACAGCACCGCGTTGCCGAAAGCCCTGACCGCAGGCCAGAACCTTCCGGGTTTCCTGCCGAAATCGGGTTCGTAGTACCGCACCAGCGTGGTGCAGATTGGCGGTGTTCCGGGCGTGAACGTGATGGCCGTGCGCTCCGGCAGCGATACGACCTCCTCCGGCTTGAGCAGCTTGCGCCCGTGCTGCTGCCAGTTGCCACTCTCGTTCCACGAGTAGCTTTGGTTGCTGCTCTGCGGGCTGCTCTGGCTGCTCCTGCCTGAGCTCGACCCACCGCTGTTGATGACGATGGTTTCTTCGCCGAGGCGGTTGCTGACGTACTCCGCCGTCTGCTGGTCGTTGACCCCGAAGAAGACCTGAGTCGTGTTCGAGAGCAGCGTCTGGTCCTGTCCCTCCGGCCAGCACTTCTTGAGCTGCCCGAGCGACTGGTAATAGAACTGGAGCCGAACTCCGTAGCCCCGGAGCTTGTCCACCGCGTCATCGAGCGCGTCCATGTGACCGAGGGTTGCGGCCTCGTCCAGCACGAAATGCACCCTGCGCTCCGACAGTCCGCCGCGCACCACCGCCCGGAGCATCGAGCCTATCCACGTCCGGAGAAGTGCCGCCTGAGCCCGCATGTGTTCCGGGGGAAGGATGAGGTAGACCGTCATCTTGCCCTTGAGCAGGTCGGCGGGGGCGAAGCTGCTGGCTTTCGTGCTTTCCGCAATCGCCGAGGTATCGAGGAACCGCATGAACCGATTGGTGGTCGTGAGCGTCGAGCCGAGTTCCTTCTCCTTGAAGTGCGTGAGCTGGTGGCCGAGCCGGGAGAGCATCCCGCCCCAATCGTCGGACTCACACATCAGCTTGATGGCGGCCTGCATCTTCTCCGTGTCGGTCAGGAGCATCCGCACGGCCTGCAGTGACCTGTCGGAGCCATCCCCGTAGTTCGCGACGGTGGCGAGCATCGCGGCAATCCAGACCTCGGCGGAATCCGCCCAATGCGGCTCGCGTTCCTGACCCGTCCTGATGACGAGGGCTTCGGCCAGGTCGCGGCACTCATCGATGGCGACTGAGGAATCCTTGTCGATGAAATCCAGCGGGTTGAACGTGTCGGGTTCCTGAGTCACGACCTTGAACGGGTCGAGCAGCACGACCTTGTGACCCATGGCCCGACGCGCCCGCATCGTGGCCTTGGCGTTCTCGCCCTTGAAGTCCACGACCACCGTCGATTCCGGGCAGGTGAGCAGGTGCGGGATGACGAAAGACACGCCCTTTCCCCCGCCTGTCGGAGAGAAAACGGCGGTGTGAACCACGGGGATGCGGATGAGCTGTTTCGCCTTCTTCCGCATGGTCGAGAGGAATGTGTCGCAGGCCACGGCAGACGAAACGCGGGGATGCAGCAGGACGACGATGCCGAACAGGATGGAAGGCCGGGAGCCGCCAAGATGGCCGAGCAGGAAGCCATCGTTGCGCGGCAGGTCGCTGGAATTCGCCCACCGAGCCGTGCCGTATGCGGTGTAGCGGATGCCGCGCTTGGCCAGCCCGTAGAGGACGCCGATGGCCAGAGCCAGCCACGCCCACGGGAACAGGTAGACGAGCAGCGCGGTGCTGTAGGCGGCCAGCAGGATGGAGGCGATGAGAATGAGGCGGGTGAAACGCATTGACAGACTCCTATCGATGTGGCACGGTCGGTGCCATACACAACCTGAGAGCAAGAGGCTGAGTTAGTCGTTCAGCGGTTCTAGACGCTGGGTGATTGGCAAGGCGCAGGGAGGGCAGTCGCTAGAACGGCTGCCCTTTTTGTTTGTCACCTCTCCGCCAACTCCTTGCGCAATCTCCTGAGTTCGAGCTTCGTTTCCAGCAGCCGCCGTTCGACCGTGCCCCGAGTGGCTGCCGCCTGATGCAGCTCCATGGCCACGAGAAGCACGCATGTGATGACGACAAGCACCACCAGCACGACGATGACGATGAAGATTGCTGTGGTCATTGACTGAACCTCCGTGTCGTGGTAAGGCTTTCTGATGAAAGCACACATCTGCAACATCTACGAAGACTTCGAGAATGCCGGTGCAGGCGCGGTCATTTACACGGAGCCGAATGGTGCGCTCATCAAGTGCCCCGGCTGTGGGAATGAATCAGCCTTAGATGAACGCCAAGGCGACAATCATCCGAGCTGGGTTATGGATAAGCAGGCCCACACCTTCACCCCCTCGATTCATCACCTTCGCGGTTGTGGCTGGCACGGCTACCTCACGAACGGCGAGTTTGTCAGCGTCTAACCGGCCCGCGCAACGTCCTTCCAGACGGCTTGAGCCGTCTTCGCATCCAGCCCGGTATCTCGTGCCTTCTGCATGGCCTTGAGCGCGTCTTTCAGCGACTCGATTGCGTCGTCGAGGCTGATGTCATCTCCCGCCACCGTGACCGTCGCGCCGCCCACCAGCGGGCACCTGATTTTGCTGGCGCGCACCGTCGGGGCACTTGCCGACCGCTTCTTCCGTCCCTGACGCTCCAGCGCGTCGCGGCTCGCGCCGCCAAGCTTGAGAGCCAGCAGGCCGGGTTGGTCTTCCGGGGGGAGCTTGGAAATCGCGTAACAGTCGCTGATGCCCAGTTTCCCGGCGGCGAGGGCTTCCTGAGCCTCGGGGATGCACTTGCCCGGAGAGAGCAGCCGCGTGACCGATGAAGGGTCGAGGTGTAGGTGCTCGGCCAGGTCTTTGGCCATCCAGCCGGGGTTGAGTTCGAGCAGCTCCCGGCACGCCTGCCACTTCTCATGCCCGGTCAGGTCGGCCCGGTGGATGTTCTCGGTGAGTTGGATTGCCCTGACCTCTGCTTCGGACAGAGCTTCGTCGGTCACGACGACCTGCAACTCCTTCAGGCCGACAAGCGTGGCCGCCCGGAACCGCCGTTCCCCGGCGATGATGGTGCCGTCAGGACGGGCTAGAACGGGCTGGAGTTGTCGCTTGCGGAGCGACTCCCCGAGCAGGCGGAGTTCCGCTTCGTCGAAATGGCGGCGGGGTTGGTTCGGGTCGGGCTTGAGCCACGACACAGGCTTCGTTGCCAGTTGAGCCATTGAGAAATCCTTTCTGAGAATCACCGGGCAGTCGAATGGCGGGGGAATCTAGCGAGCCGCCCCCACGGACCCCAGAATCTTCTTGAAAACCCGGTGCGAATCGGCGCAAACCCTTGCGGCGCAAGGCACAGAATTTTTCTACGCCCGTTTCCATGAGCTTGATGCGAATTGCGGTGATAACCAACGGCGTACCCAGAGGAAGCGCGAGGGGCCTTTGTACGGGCGTATAGATAGCTGCCCGCGAGTCGCCTCGTGGCAGATTGCACGGGCATGCTGACGGTCACTCCTCGTCAGTCCGCTAAGCCTGCATCCTCCATGGAAGCTGCATCAGCCGCCGGGTTCATCAACCTGTAGCGGGACCCTACCCCCTGCGGTTGACATCCCCGTCTATGGCCGATGCGGTCGCTTATCCACGGATGCAATAAAGCGTCCAGAAACGAAGGAGAAAGACCATGTCATCACCCGCTCATAAAATCCGAGATGGCGTCCTGCAGGCTGTCATCTGGCGCAACACCAGCACCGAAGGCAAGACGTACTACTCGGTGACGCCCCAGCGTTCATACCGGGACGGAGACGACACTTGGAGGGAAACCGATTCGCTCAACTCCGACGACCTGCTGCCGATGGCCGAACTGCTCCGCGAGGCTTACGCGTGGATCAAGATGCAGAAGCAGGCCGATGCCAAGAGTCGGAGGGAGTCCGAACAGGCCGCATGAATCGTTGCGCTGCAAGCACGACCGTGATACGAAAATGGGGAGGCCCGACAGCCTCCCCACCTTATTAACCGCTAATGGAGTAGCGATTATGACTGATACTGAGACCACATCGACACTGAAAACGCAAGCTGTCGATACGGACCACGAACTGTTGATTCACCTCGACGCAAGCCACATTCGACTTGAAGCATTTGGGTGCGTTGTAGCTCTCTCGCCAGATCGGGAGACAATCTTCTGGTGCCCCATGAATGCAGATGGATCACCGGAGCGTGAGGTGGGCGATCCCCACATAAACTGGGGTGAGGTCACCGCACCTGAGCCGGAATTCGTGGACCAGATCAACGAGCTGTACGGCACTTCCTTCGAGCACAGTAAGTTCGCCGGGAGATGACGACGTCAGACCCCATCTGGGACGAGCCATTCCACGCGTGCGCCTTCGCTGCTTTCATCGAGCAGGCGAGGGAGCAACGGGGATGGCCTGATGCCGAAAAGACACGGCGGCGTGCCTACAAGATGTATGAGCAATCAAAGAACGTTGACGTGTAGCAATTATTGCGCTAATGTCTCCGGCGGAAAAACAACCGCGCGGAGACTTATGCCGAGGAAGAAGAAGCCAGCCCAAACCATCAAGGAAATCATTGAGGCCGGACAAGTCCAGCCAGCCAGCGAACTAGAGACGCCAGCAGCCGAAAGCCCTCCTCCACAAGAGCCAGTTACCGCCAGCCCTGAGACCCCCGCACGGCAGCCAAAGTCATGGGGAGAAACCGTCAGGGGATGGCACGGCTACGGAAAGACGGGTGTTCATCATGTCACGACCACGAGCCCCGATATGGTGGGTCTGAGATTTGACCGAGGGAAAGAACGCACGGCCGAAGAGAAGCGGGAAATGGAAGCCATCGGCCTGCGCTTCTACAACGACGCTCAGTCTTGGCTGAAAACAAACCGCGATGGGGCGTTTGACGAAACCGCCCTCTTGGCAAGGAAGTTTGCCGACCGCAGGCGTCAGATGGACGCCGAATACCTGGAGCGTTGACCGGGCTGTCAGAAGGGCGTTGCCCTCTCAGTAAAGGCGTCGCCTACCAGCTTCCGTGCTTCGCTTGTGCAGCCGTCCGGCTCAACCTTGACTGATTCACCCAACCCGATGGGGATAGGCTTTCGCCCCCGTTTGCCAACGAATGTCGCGGCGACATTCAGTCAAACAGGGTATTCATAACAGGAACCCGCCCCTTACCGGAGGCCACGCCGTGTTCAAGTTTTCTTTTATCTGGCACTCGGCCAATGCATACCTGTTCATTGTCTCTATCGACGCCCCTAACCTGCCGGAAGCATTCCGCGACTTCGCACACAACTACTGGAACGACGACATCGAATCCGCTATCGGCGTCTGGGAGGGCAATGCTTTGGTGGCCCGCATCGTGCCGCGATTCAATCCCGACACCGGGCGGCACGAGCCCGAATTGCAGATGTTCCCGGAGGCCAGCAAGGCCAACCGCTTCGCTTGCGGCGATTGAGCTGCTCGGAAACACGGAAGCCTTACTTCTCTTCCTTGACCTGCTCGATACTGATGCCCGTGATGATCGGCTTGCCGTCATCCGCGAAATCGCGGTCCGCTTTCCGAATCCACTCCAACTTGTGGTGGTGGATACCGAGGAAGATTTCCCACAGCTTGTGGCCCGAGACCGTCATCCGCCACTTCTCCGGGATGTTGAACTCCATCGCGAATGACGTTCCGTTCGCCGCGAAGCTCTCGTAGCCCATGTGCTGGTACTGGAAGGCGCGCGTGTCCTCGGTTCCGTTGAACACGTAGATGCCCACCCAGCCTTTGGGCATCGGCCTCGATGCGCACGGGCCGAGGTCTTCGCTTTCCGGGCTCTCACCCTGTTCGTTCGCGGGCTTTTCCTTCGAGGCCTTGATTGCCATCAGCTTCTTTTCAAGCTCGCTCACGCTGCGACTCCTTTCGCTTGGTCACTCCCTCGATAGCACTTGCCGCACGTTCCCGCAACGCTCTTGCGACCTTCCGGGCTTTCGTCATGAACTGCAGAATCTTCGCGCGGGGCTTCGGCTTTTGTTTCCCGACAAGCTCAGTTGCCGACTTCCGTTTGTCCGAACGCTGGATGGCTTCACGAAGCGTCGCGGAGGAGAGGTCGCTGTAGACCGTCGCACCGTCTCGACCACGAGACACGCTGACGTAGAACTGTTCGGCATTGATGGCCGGACGTGACTCGTGACCCATCGCTATCAGCACGCGGTCAACAGTCTTGCCCTGCGAGGCGTGGGAGGTCGTGACGTACCCGTGCGTCATGTGCCCGAAGTCTCGGGCGACGACCCATCCGTTGCCGAGGACGACGTTTCCCTTCTCGTCGAATCCCTTGACCTGATACGTCGCTCCGTTGTTGAGCTTATGCTTGTCGTCCAGCGTCTTTCCGTTGGCGGTGATTCGGATAACGTCTCCCACCGCGAGCGGGAGGCTTCCTTTCGAGTAGACAGAGAAGTGCGAAGGGCTGCTAAACGAGTCTCCACGCTTCCAGTCGATAACGCGGATTCGGTCTCCGGCACGGAAGGAGCCGGAGTTGCGGTGGAACTGCATGACCTCGGTTCCGTCGTAGCGTTCGAGGTCGCCCCTTTCGGCTTCCGTCCAATTGAGCGGAACCAACGTCTCAATAGCCTTTTCATCCTTGCCAACTATCCCCCGTTCCTTGAGCTTCGCACGGATATCTGCCGTGATTTCCGCGCCCTCGATGTGGGTCGGAGCCACGACCAGCACCGACTTGTTCGCATCCAACGCCGCCATGAAGTCATCGACCAGCGGCTTGTTGTGGTCGAACACCGGAGTCTGCTTCACCCAGCCGAGCGCGTCGAGGCTATCATAGCCAGCCAGAAAGTCACCCTTGGATAGCGACTCGACCGCGGCCTTGTACTCGCCTTTCTGGCGTCGGATGTCCTTCAGCTCGGCCACGGGCAGCCCAGCGAACTGCTCGAGTACCCGGAGCGTCGCACCCCGCTCGACACTGGCATGCTGACGCTTGTCGCCCTGGAGGACGACACGAGCACCCAGACGCTCGGCAACGTCGAAGACCGACCGAACCTGACGGATGCCCAGAAGCCCGGCCTCATCGACCCAGATGACGCCGCCCTTGGCCTTCTCCTGAAACTTCTCGTCCATGAGGAACCGGGCCACGGTATCGGCTTCCTCGAAGCCTTCCTTGCGGAGCACGCCCCGGCTTGCGTCGGCGGAGGGGGCCAGCACGACCACGGGGCGGTCAATCCCGGCGATGGTCGCCTTCATGGTGTGCGTCTTGCCCGTGCCGGCAGCCCCGCGAATCATGATGACCCGGTCGGGCGATTCCCAGACGTGGCGCGCGATGGCGGCTTGTTCTTGGGAAAGGTCCTTTAATTCAACGGCTTGACCACGGCGCGCGCCAAGTGCGCGGTTTTCACCCTCTTTCGCACCAGAAACTAAGGAATTCTGCGGCTCTGACCGTGCGCGCTCAGTTGTACGATTTTCTCGTACAACTCCCATCGGCCTGCACGTCCCTCTTCCTTCGCGGGCAAAGGCGATGATACGGCCTTCCTCTGCCAGCACGTCCCGCGTGGTTGCCTCGCCACCCTTCAGAAGAACACCTTGCCGCTTCGCCTCGGCCTTCACGTCCTCCGGCGACACCGAACCTATACCCTGTCGCAAGGCCGTCTCATAGAGCCTCCGTTCGTCCACGACGCTCGACCGCTCGAACATGTGCCCGATGGCAAAGCCGACGGCCTGTTGCTCGCTGCACAGGTAGGACGGCTTGCCAATCAGGTTGCCAAGCTGCTGACGTTCCTGCTCAGTGAGTCGGCTGACGTAGTAGCCGTTCAAGTCGTCGGCCAGTTCCTTCGCCTTGCCCAGACGGGTGGTCGCCCCGAGCTTGTCCATCCCTGCCGCGCTCGTGATACCGAGCTTCTCGGCCACCGCCTTGATGTATTCGCGGCGACGGCTGAACTTCTTCACGAGGTCCTCGGAGACCCCTGTGATTTCAAAGGCCTTGTCCTTGCGACGGATGCCGTAGCCAAGCTCACGGAGGTTCGCGGCCAGACGGTTGTGGTAGATGGCCTCGTAATACGGGGCGTCGTGCTTCACCTGCCCCATCTGGGCGGCTTTCCACTTGCCCTCGACAGCATCATAGGTCGTGTTCAGAACGAACACATGGTCATGCAGCGACATATCCGGCTTCTGGTCTTCGGCTGAAATGCGAGTATCCCGGTGAGTCACCCGGTACGCGACCATGTTCCCGGTCACGCGGTCTTCGTTCTTCCCGCCGACGCGAACGCGTGCCTGAATATCGGCCTCGACGAAGCTCATGGCGTAGCGGACGGCATCACGGTGGGCCTCTTCGATGTGCGGGTCGCCAGCGTTCCCACGCCCGGCCAGCTCGCGGGCAATGCCAACGCTCTTCGTGCTGTTGAACGTCAAGTCCATGCCGACTCGGCCTTCCTCGCGAGCGAGCGGTCTGAGCAGCTCCCCAGTGCGCGGGTCGATGTTGTCACAGAGCAGGTCGAAGTCTTCGGCGCGCGCGGCACCTTTGAGCCCGAGAACCTCGGCACCACGGCCAAGCCATTCGCCCGGCGTGGAAGCGTAGTAATCGGATTGGCGGAAATACGCTTTGGCTGCAGAGGAACTGGTCAGCCAGTGGGTTCTTAGCACTACTGCCTCCGTGAGTAGGTTGAGGAATCGTACGCAGCGGGACGCGCGAGTCAAGACTTATTGATGCGTCTCGTCGAAGCTAATCGAGATTGGGTTGATAAAACCAAACTCGGGGCAGGTCTCGCGAATGAATCTGTTGTAGGCACGAGCTGCCTGCGACTCGTCCTTGAAGGTGCCCAGATGAAATCGTCGGCCGCGTAGGGTCGCGCGAGCCTTCCAGACTACTTTGCCTCTGACGACGACCCTTGAGACGCCCTTGTACTTGCTGGAGGTCTCGGGGAGGCCAGTTCTGTTTTGGCAGTTCTGGCTCCGCGTCGCAGGCCGAAGGTTTCGACGGCGATTATCCCAAGGATTGCGGTTAGCGTGGTCGACATCGCGACGGTTGAGCAGCCGGTTCAGATTCCAACTTTGGACGCTATCAAGACCAAACGCGATGGCATCTCGATGAAGCCAATGCGTCTTGGTTCGTCTCGACTTGACCTTAATCCCGGCAAAATACTCGGTGGCGAAAATGCAGCGGCCAAGGACATACCATCGAATCGTGGAGGCCCACTCGAAGAACTCGACATCAACTATCGTTGCGTGCCCATCGGGTAGCAGCAGGCACACGGAGTCCGTGTAGTCTTCATCCTTGAAGTCGAGCCAGAGGCGAGATACGGTGACGTCAGTCACGGCAAGTTACGTTTGCTGTTGAATAGAGGCGGTCGGGTGGTGGAACACCTTGACCGCTTCGTCATTTCTGGCACAGAAAACCGGGTCAGTCAAAGAGAATAGCGTAGACCCCAAGGGTTTCAGAAAGTATTCACACATCTCCCCTCGGTGATGCCCGACGGAAATGGAACGGTTCCAGCCGCGTTTCGCTACGCCGTCTGTGTCGCTTCGCTCAACGCGCTCATCCTGCTTCTGGTGAGCTTCCTGCGCCCCGCCAGCAATATTCCGCGATTCACCCAAGCGTCGGCTGCCTGGCACGCCACTTCAAAATCCTCATAGAATTCATTCCAGACCGGATACGGCGAGCAGTAGGTTCCTTTCCTCGCACTTCGGCGGTAGAAGCAAACCCTCTTGCCTGTCACCACCGCTCTTCTGGTCTTATCCACATTCTGATTCTCATAATGTTTCATACCACCTCCATCATTCAGGGTTCAACTCAAGCAGTTCATCGTCCGGCACCGTCAACGTCCCGCCGATGAAGTCCCACCGCTCCGGCGGATGGGTGCGCGTCCAATAGGCAGCGAACAGGACGAAGGCCAGGGCGAGGATGTAGAGGCGGTTCATGGTTTCTCGCCCTCTACTCTGGTTGTGCGCTCTCCGCATTTGAAACACGGGATTTCAGGTATGGGCTTATTGGTTGGCCGCTGGAAGGAATGCCCGCAAAACTCGCACTCTAAGGAATCCACGTTGCCTGCGTCAGTAGCTTGCCGCCCTACGAATTTCATCCCACCCCCTACAAAAACAATGCGATTACTGCGAACACCGCGCAAACATACGACGGATACTTCTTGCCGTTGGCCTCGTAGATGACGCTGGCCAAGACCCAGACCTGTGCCCAGCTCATGCTGCCCCCACGTTCGCCTTCTCTTCCAAAGCCTTCAAAGCGAAGAACACATCCCGGCAGGCACGCACATCGGCCATCGCGTCGTGTGCGCCCTCAAATTGCCGCCCAAAAAAGTGCAGGTACGCTTCCATCAGGTTGGGGTTTTTGTATTTCTTCATGTCGTATGCCAGCATCCTTGCCGTCGGCGGTATCTTCAGAACACCAGCCGATTTCTCCATCGTGCAGAATTCTTGGAAGGCAAAATCGCTTTCCTTGAACTCGCACGCCGAAGCCTCACGCAGAACCATGAATCGGTCAAACCGAACGTTGTGAGCGATTACTAATTCGGCCTTGGACATCAAGCGGTTGAAAACGCCGAGCACACCCCGGATGGATAGCCCGTATCTCATGGCGTCCTCATGGGTGATGCCGTGAATTGCCGAGGCTTCTGGCGGAATCGACCAGCCATCCGGCCTGACCAGCATGTTTAGCTCGGCTTTAACCTTGCCATCCCTGTCGGTCAGGATTGCCCCAAGCTGGCAGATGTGTGGCTGACCAGCCCATGACGGGAGCTGCTTGAAATCCGGCAGCCCCGTCGTTTCCGTATCGAAGAACAGGTACGTCATGCGGCAGACTTTCCAGCCGCGCCCTTGTCTCTGAGAAAGGCGGGAGTTGCATCTTCAGAGGCGGTAGTACCGGCTTCTCCGGTGGCCTCTTCGACAACTTCACCGGTTTCGGGGTCATGAGCCGTGGCGGCGAAGCCGTCGAGCTTGGAGGCTTTCTTGCTGCCTTTGGCCTTCGTGCCCGCTTCGCTATTGTCGATGACTTCGCCGTCCTCCAGCACGATTTCGCCGAATTCGTTGCTGGTAAATGGTTTGCCCGCGTCAACCAGGTCCTCGATGACAACGGCCTTCTGCACGCTCATCGGCAGGTACTTAGAGATTCGGCGGATGGCCGTCTTTTTGCCCATCTCGATGAAGTGCTTCTCCCACGGTGATTCAGCCTGCTTTCCGTATTTCAAGGCAGACTGCCAGCCCGAGGACTGGTTGCGGATGGTGACGACCTCATCGTGCGTCATGTAGTCCCAATGGAATCCGCCATCTTTGAACCGGGCGAACGCCCAGAAGTGCGTCACGTTGCCCCGGTTGCCGTTGAGCTTCGGCCGGTGGGTGAAGGGCACGTCTTGCGAGAAATCGACGGTGAATTCGTCGTTCTGACAGACTTCCTTGGCGATGATGTTGCTGACCTCACCGGAGCGGCGCGCGAGGTCGATAAGGCCACGGTAACCGGGGATGAACTGAACCTTCCCGGCATAAGGGATTAGGTACGCTTGTCCAAGGATGCCGTCCGGCTCCAAGCCGAGCTGGGCGGCGCGCATCACCGCGCTGAACAGGCTCTGCTTATCGCAGTCCAGCAACTTCGGCGTGTTCTGGATGGCGGTCAGGGCAACGCGCACCATGCGGTCGGGCGTGATGTGCTTCGGCAGCACCATAGCGAACTGCGGCTTCATCTTCTCGAAGACGGCGCGCACGGTGTCGATAGGCTTCTGCGGGGATTTGGATATTGCGGTTTCTGTAGTCATAGGCGTGTTTCCTCCTTGATGGTTAACTTGCGGTATTGCTTGCTGTACCCCTCCTTGGCCGCAACGGGCTCAATGTGTTCCGGGTACTCGATGACGAAGCCGGTGCAACGCGCACGGTCGGCTCCCTTCATTTTCCTGATGATTTCGGCCTTGTGGCCGTCCTCTTCCTTCTGGGCTGCTAGGCGACGCTCGCGGGCTTCCAGTGCCATGGCGCAGAGCGAGGGAAGTTCGTTGTCGGCGGCCAGATCGATTTCGGTGCCCGTTACCTTGCGGTAGACGCGGCGGGCGGCCTCGTAGTCATCCGAGGTCGCCTTCGGCTCCTCGCCACGCTGGACGGATAGCCAAAACCCGGCGACGGCCTGCTCGATGCGCCTGATGGCTCCTGCGTGGCGGCGGAAGAAGAACACCCTGCTCTCGTTACCGCCGATGAGAACACCGATGAAGCCCCACTTCAGGCCGGTGCAGGCCAGTTCGTGCTGGAGCTGAAGCTGATAGTGCAGCGGCGGCTCGTCGTCGAGCCAGTTGTCCCGGTATTCGAGGAAGCTGACGTTTTTGACTTGCAGCAGACCGTGCCCGGCTACGCCTTCAAGGCCCGCCTTAATGAAGAAGTCCGGGGTGCAACCCATGCCCTTGATGCGCGGGTGCTGGTAGTAACCGGCAGGCCGCTCGATGACCCATCCGTGTTGCTTCTCCAAACCGGCAGCAATGCCAGCTTCGAGATTCTGCCCCCAGAACATGCGTTCCGTGTCGTCGCAGCCAGTGTCCTCTATGGTTCCGCTCTTGAAGTGCCAAATCTCAAATAGCGTCAGGTACGGGCAGCAGCCGAACAGGGCGGCGACCTCCGAACCTCCAACGTGCTGCGCGCGGAGTTCGTGCCAGTGGGCTTCGTCCTTGATGGCGACCACCGTCATGCCTCAACGCTCACCTTGCTGCCCGGATGGGGAATCGGGATGGACTGGCCGTTCTGGGTCAGTACCTCGAAGCCCAACGCACGGATGTACGGCAGCCTGTCTTCCGGGATGGTGCGCGTCCCTGCCACGCCAGCGAGGTTGACCGCGTTCTTGTTCGCGGGATGGTACACGAGGCCGTAGACGGTCTCCTCGGGGATTAGCAGTGCGACGGGCTTCATGGCTTCTTCCTCCGTTGATGTTTCTCCTGTGCCCACGCAAGCAGGCAGTTCATGTCCAGCCCGCAATCGTGCTGAGGCTGAATCTTGATGGCCATGCCGACATCGGCCAGTTTGTTCACGGCTTCGACCTCGGCCAGCGAATAGCTGGCGGGCTTTTCCCATGCGTCACCGTATTTGGCCTGTGAGTACGAGGCCAGCACGGCGAACAGGCCAGCGGTGATGAGGGCGAGCCACTTCATGCAGCCTCGCTTTCCATCTTTTCTTCCCATTCGGTGAAGCCCAGCGGAGGCAGACCGTGCTCTTTCTGCTCTTGGCAGTATTCAGCCCACGCGCGCGCTTTCTCGCGCTTCTCCTGTTCGTCGATGACGTAAGCGTCAAAGGCTCCAACCCGATTCATGCTGCCCCCCTTGTCTTGCTTATGGCTGCAACTACCTTGTCTTTGGTTTCTCTCGGCAATTCGCTGAAGGCGTCAACGTAGAAGACCGTTCGCAGAGCCTCCAGCAACTCTGGGGCTGCGGCGATTAGGCGGGCGTTGGCTAACACCTCAGCGTTGATTGCCTCCTCGTTGGGGAAGCCCTTTGGAACGCATGTCATATTGGCTATCGGCCTACCCGATTGCGCGACGATGGGCCAACCAACTACCGAGGATGCGCTTGTCGCAGCATTCCACGGCCCCGGCGTGTGTTGTGCCTTGGGCGCGGGTTCTAAATTCTCGCCCTCATACCCATGGCCGCCTGCTGTGATTTTGTTCGCGCTACATTCGTCAGATAAAGCGGATTCGATTAAGTGTTTTTCGTGTGTCATGTTATTTACTCCTCTCTGAATTGCACTGAATCGCCACTCTTGAACGCGGTGACTTTCTTGGTGGCGGGATTCGTCGGGACGGGGCGCAGGACTCGTTCCACCTCCTCGCGGGTCGGAGGCTTCAAAGCCTGATAGAGCAGTTCCCCAACTCCCGGTTTCTGGAAATCCATGACGCAGAGCTTGTCGTTCTGGTCGAAGCACACACGTCTGTTGTTTAGCCACATCGAGCTATAACCATAGGCACGGCGACTCTTCAGCCATTCGATTGCCGCTTCCAGCGTCTCGAACTCGGCTTCATCCTCGTTGTCCGGGTCGTACTTCTTTACGTCTGCAGTGAATTTCATAATCGCTCCGTTATTCAAGGATTGACATTTGGTATTAAGTGTGCCAACCCTAGATAATATTGCACTATCCGTCAACAACTATTTTGCACCATTGGATTTATGACATACGACGCGAAGGACTTAGCCAACAAAAACATTGACTTACACGGCAGCATACTTGCAGCCGCCAGAGCAACGACGCTGAATAAAAGCACCATCAAGCGCATACGAAAATCGACCAACACCAAGCACCATTCCAAAACGCTTGGGAAACTTCTACGGGGACTCGAACAGAAGAGCCAGGACGAATGACCAAGCACATCGACTGGGAAGACCCGGAGATAGCGGCGGATTTCAGAATGAGGGTGAAGCGTGGCGATACGCTCAACGCGTTGCGGGCGCACTTTCAGGTATGCCGCGCCACCATCATCAACGCGAAACGCAAGCTGGGCATGAACATCAAGCTTCTCTCGGAATCGAAACGACCGAGGCCTGCCATAAAGCCGCTTGGAGGGAAGAACTACCGCCCAAGGCGCATGAAAGCCGAGCCGAAGTGGGATTTCTCCCGCGACAATCTCAACGTCTAACCAACGAAGGAAGGAACCAAAGCATGAAAGGACAAAACCGAGTAGGAGGCGTAGCCGTCGACCAACTCAAGAGCATCATTGGCCGAGTCGAGAAGCTCGAAGAAGAAAAGGCCGGAATCGCCGCCGATATCCGCGACGTGTTCACCGAGGCCAAGGGGAATGGCTTTGACGTGAAGGCCATCCGCACCATCATCAAGATGCGGAAGCAAGACGCCCAAGAGCGCGAGGAAGCCGAATCCGTACTCGACACCTATCTGCGCGCGCTCGGGATGCAGCCCGACCTGTTTGACGGTGACGAGAAAGGCGAGGCAGCATGAAGAACGCGACGCCAGCCGACCTCGGCACAAAACCGGAACTCAAATGGATCAAGCTTACGGAGCTGTACGTTGACCATGAGTATCAGCGGAACGCGAAGTCGAAGGCGAGCCGCAAGAATCTGCTCTACATCCAGAACAACTTCTGCTGGGCGCATTGTGGGGCACTTATCGTGTGCCACGTTCCGGAAAAGAAGCAGTATGCCATCGTGGACGGACAGCATCGCTACCTTGCAGCAATGGCGCGCAGCGACATCCTGGAGCTGCCCTGTGTCGTCATCTCCGGCCAAGACTTTCAAAGGCAGGCCAAGGGTTTCGTGGTCGTGAACCAGAAGCGCGTGAAGCTAAATACCCTCGCCGCATTCCACGGGGCGGTCGCTGCGGGAGAACCAGATGCGGTATCGGTCAAGCAGCTTGCCGATGAATGCGGCATCGATATTCCAACGACCACGGTAAATCGAGGTGAGACAGCCCCGCGCCAGCTCCAGTGCGTCGGCACTCTCGTGAAAATGCTCGGCGTCTACAGTCACAAGCAGGTTGTGTGGGCTCTGACCATCATTCCAGAGGCGTATCCTGAATCCGAGGGTCAGATGAGGGCGAGTATCATCAAGGCACTCGCCGAGTTCGTTAAGCAACACCCGGATGCAGACCGTACGAGAATGGTACGCGTGCTTGAAGAGCTGGATGTTGAGACGGTCGAGAAAGACGCACGTTCATACGTGAGTATCAGCGGCGGGACGACGACAAACGCGATCGTCGGTATGCTCGAACGCCTCTACAAGAATGCCGGTAGGAAAGGCGCGGCCTAGCAGACTCCATTGAGATCAAACGGCAATGTCCAACAAGTAAGCCAACCAACTGAGGAGTAACGACCATGAAAAAACAAATAACCGCCTGCATAGTGCTGGCGACTCTACTGACGGGATGCAACCAGCCCGGCCAGAACCGATACGGATACCAGGACGTCGGGAGGAACACCGAAGTCGAGTTCGGGACGGTGATCAAATCCCGCGAGGTTGACATCACCGGACAGAACACGGGACTCGGGGCGACCGCTGGAGCGGCCGGGGGAGCCCTCGGCGGGGCCTACATCGGCCACGGGGGCGGAACCCTCGGGGCTATGCTCGCCACGGCCATCATCGGCGGGGTAGCCGGTCACATCGCAGAACAGGCCATCGCCGACCACAAGGGCATCGAGTACGTCGTGACCGAGGCGAACGGCAAGACGGTGACCATCGTCCAGAACAAGGTGGACGGGGACGAGCTTATGAGGAAAGGAACGCGGGTCATGATTCAGACCTCCGGCCAGTACCAGCGTGTCCTGCCGGCAGACGACCTGCCAACCGAGGTGAAACGCCCGAAGCGTATCCGCGTGAAGGATTAGATTGAGCGAAGAACTAAACGGTGATACACGGATAATCATCACATGCGTCACCCGCTATGTGGTTATGAGCGGGGCTAGAGTAGCTCTCGAAAAGCGGTTTTCCTGACCGCCTGCCCCGTCTCCAATATCAGGAATAGGCTCAGGAGGCTTATGAGTTCAGTCCACACAATCCCCCTGCATATAGGGGACCTAATCACGGACACGATGCACCTATCGCCTGCCGAGCTTGGCGGGTACATCCGGCTGCTGTCCGTCCATTATCGCTTTGGGACTTCCGGCCTCCCCGACGACGACATCCAGCTCCGCCGCATCACCGGCCTCGACAACAAGACATGGAAAAACTCGCGTGAGACCCTGCTCAGCTTCTTCGAGTTGAGTGGGGACAGAAGGTGGGTACATGGGAAGGTACTGAAGGTGCTTTCTGGGATGCAATCAGTTCAGGAACAGAACCGCGATAAGGCATTGAAAAGATGGAAATCTGGTGATGCCGCAGCAAAGCCAGAGCAAAGCAGCGGCAATGCCACGGCAATGCAATCCTTAAGCCAGAAGCCAGAAGCCATAAGCCAAGAAGAATTAATCTCTCCTTCCTTACCTAACTCCGCGCCCGAGGAAGGAAGTGATTTTAGTAATTATTTTAATGCTTATGCTGCTTGCTGCTTGCTGCTCGGCACGGCCAGCCTGTCCACACCGGACCAAGAACTACTCTCCGGCTGGGTAACCAGGTACGACATGAACGCCTACGTCATGCCAGCCATTCGGAAGCGAATCGACTGGTACATGAAGAAGCACGGCGGAAAACGCCCCACCAGCTTGAGCTACTTCGACGCCATGCTGAAGGAGAAAGAGCCCGTCAGCGACATCGCCAAATCGCTCGCAACCTCCATGAAAGGTAAGAGGCCATGACAAACGAAGTGCGCGATTGCCTTAGCAGGCTCAGCGCACAGGTCAACTCATCAGAAAGGCGAGTCAGCTCTGAGGCCGAAAGGGTGGTTCGAAACTCAAGCACGGCGTTACCTCCTGATGTGGATTGAGTCTTAAGCCCCTGACCGTAAGGAAGCGATGCGAATACTTGGGCGAGGAAATCAACAAACCATAAAACCCAGCTTGCGCACATCAACACGTTGTGCCACTATCCGACAAACCACCCATGGGTAGATGATGCAGGATGCGGTCGAAGTCTTCGAGCAGATCAAACGCGCAACGCGAACCCTCCGCAAGCTCCCTCCCGACGTCGCCAGTCCCAAGTTCTGCAACTGGCCTGACATCATCCGAAGTTTCTACGAGATATGGCGCGACGGCGTCACCACTCCCCCGCGCATCGGCCTGAGTGCCAAGCAGATCACCGAGATGGACCAGGTCATCAGGTGGCTGGCGTGGCTGACCCAGCATCCCGCCTACGGCAAGGAGTACACGCGCATCATCTGGGCGAGGGCAGAGAACCGCAGCTGGAGGAAGATCGGAACCGTGGTAGGCCTCAGCAAAGACGCCTGCAGGCTTCGGTTCAGACACGGCGTATTTGCTCTCTTCTACGCGATCGAAGACAAGCGGGTTTCCTGACCAATCGAATTACCCATAAACGACGTGTGATTTATTTGTAGACAGTCAAGACGAATTCCTGCATACTTCTGGTCATAATTGGGCGAGTACGCTCCGATTGATAGATTTTCAAGATTATTCAAGGTATGTCAGTACACGGCGGAAAGCGAAAAGGCGCGGGTCGCAAGCTCGGCGGTTCAAACAAGAAGCGAGCCGAGATCATTGAGACGGCGCAGAAAGGCGGCGAGATGCCGCTCGATTACATGCTTCGTGTTATGCGAGACAAGACCGCTGAGCATTCCCGCCGAGACGAGATGGCCAAATCCGCCGCACCGTTCCTGCACAGCAAGATGCCGACCGCAATCGTGACCCCGCCTCCTCCGAGTGGCCCGGTAGCCGACGACGACAAGGCCCTGCTCGACCAGTACATCAACGGCCTGCATGAAGAGGCTGAGGATGCTTGACCGGCTTGTCCAGACACCCTTCTTGCCGGAATCCATTCGGGTTCATGGCAACGGCCCGTTCCACGTCGAAAAGCCCGGATCTGCAGTGATTATCTGTGACAACCAAGGCTACAACCGCGTCTGCTTCTTCCCGAGTGAGGGGATTACATTTCTGTTTCAGTCAGAAGAGCACAATAAGCTCTGTGACGATATCTGCGGTTTCTTGAATGAAGAGGCCGACCCAAGCTGACGCGCTTGACGCGCTGCTGAGGACTCGCCTCGCTGCCTTCACGCAGAAGACGTTCCGCACGGTTGACCCCGGTGCGAGCTACAAGCACAACTGGCACATCGACCTGATCGCCGAGTATCTCGAAGCCTGCACCCGGCGTGAGATAAAGCGGCTCATCATCAACGTTCCGCCCCGCTACCTGAAATCCATCAGCGTCAGCGTGGCATGGCCTGCATGGCTCATCGGGAAGAAGCCGAGCGAACGAATCGTCGCGGCGAGCTACAGCGACCGTCTCTCGCTCAAGCACAGCGTCGACTGCCGTCTCGTGATGCAGTCAGACTGGTACCGCAGGGTATTTCCCTCGGTCATTCTGACGGGCGACCAGAACGAGAAGAGCAAATTCGTCACGACGGCACGGGGTCAGCGATTCGCTACCTCGGTCGGAGGAACAGCCACCGGCGACGGCGGCAACTTCCTGATCGTGGACGACCCGCACAACCCATCGCAGGCACTCTCTGACGTTCAACGCCAGACAGCCCTGACGTGGTTCGACCAGACCTTTGCCAACCGCCTTGATGACAAGGAAAACGGCGTGATCGTCGTTGTGATGCAGCGGCTGCATGCCACAGACCTATCCGGCCATCTTCTGGCCAAGGGTGGCTGGGAGCATCTTTGCATCCCCGGCATTGCCGAGGTGAAGACCGTTATCGACTTCGGAGGGGTCAAAGTTACCCGCGAGGCCGGAGACGTTCTCCATCCTGAGCGCGAGAGCCGCGAGGCCATCGAACGCCAGAAGATCGAGATGGGCAGCTACGCCTTCGCTGGGCAGTACCAGCAGCGTCCGGCTCCCGCCGACGGCGGCATCTTCAAGGCTGGCTGGCTCAGGCGATACGAGAGACCACAGGACCAGTACGACCTGATCGTTCAAAGCTGGGACACCGCGATCAAGGGCCACACTGGGGCAGACCCAAGCTGTTGCACGACGTGGGGTATTCGCAAGGACGGTTTCGACCTCCTGCATGTGATGGTCCGCCGGCTGGAATACCCAGACCTGAAGATCGCCGTCATCCGGCAGGCGAACGACTGGCAACCGAATGCCATCCTCATCGAGGACAAGGCCAGCGGCCAGCAGTTGATTCAGGATTTCCAGCGGGAAACCGCTATGCCGATCATTGCGATCAATCCGGAGAAAGACAAAATCACCCGCGCCAGTGCTGAGTCAGCAACGGTCGAAGCGGGCAAGGTTGCTGTGCCCCTGCACGCCCCTTGGTTAACCGATTACGAGATGGAAATGATGACTTTTCCGAACGCCCCGCATGACGACCAGGTGGACTCGACGACGCAGTTCCTCGCCTGGGCCAAGAAGAGGGCGAACGCCGCGCAGCCACGCATACGGAGTCTGTAGGTGGGCTGGCCGTTCCGACGTAAGCAAGCCCAGCCGGTCTCCGGCCGCAAGAGTTCTACCTACTTCGTCGCGCTTGGTTCCGCGAAGTCGGGGTTGAGCGGAGCGAAGTACGAGCAGCTTGCCACGGAAGGCTACGCCCAGTGCGTCGTTGCCTACGCCTGCATCAACAAGATCGCCGTGGCCGCATCCTCGATCGAGCCGCAGCTCTACCGCAAGAAAGGCGGGAAGCTGGCGAAGGTCGAGACCCACGAATTGCTCGACCTGCTTGAGAACCCGAACCCGACGCAATCGGGAAGGGAGTTCATGCAGGCTCTGGTGAGCTACTACCAACTCGCCGGCAACAGCTACATCTTCGGCAACGGGATGGAGAACGGCAGGAAGCCCGGTGAACTCGAGACGTTGAACCCCGGAAAGGTCAGGGTTGAAAAAGGGCAAGGAATGCTACCCGCCTACTACGAGTACAAGCCGGACGCGAACACGACCAGGGTATTCCCGGTTGACCGCATCTCCGGGAAGTCGGCCGTCCTGCAGATCAAGACCTTCAACCCGCTCAACGCGTGGTACGGGATGAGTCCCCTTCAGGCTGCCTCGCTCGGTGTGGACATCCACACGGGCGGCCAGAAGTGGAACAACCGCCTTATCGACAACGGCGCGCGCCCTTCCGGGGCTCTCGTCGTCACCGGTGAGGACGGGAAGAGCGGAACGCTCTCGGAGGACCAGTACACCCGCGTCAAGCAGATGATCGACGAGCAGTTCTCCGGCCCGAGCAACGCCGGACGCCCGATGCTCCTCGAAGGCGGTTTGGACTGGAAGGAAATGAGCCTGAACCCCAAGGACATGGAATTCCTTGAGGGTAAGCACTCGGCGGCAAGGGACATCGCCCTCGCCTTCGGCGTGCCGCCCCAGCTCCTCGGGATACCCGGCGACAACACCTACGCCAACTACGAAGAGGCAAAACTGGCCTTCTGGGGCGATACGGTCGTCCCACTGGTCTGCGTCATCAACGACGCCTTGAACCGGTGGCTGACTCCTGCTTACGGAGAGGACCTCTACCTCTGGTACGACGAGGACATGATTCAGGCCCTTGAGCCGCTCAGGAAGCAGAAGGCCGACCGGATCAACGCCGCACAGTACATGACGACGAATGAAAAACGCAGGGCGATGGGCATGGATGACGTGGAGGGCGGGGACGTGATCCTCGTGCCGTTCAACAGCATCCCGCTCGAAATGGTTGGGGATTCGGTTCATCTCGCGGAACAGGGAAGCCCTGCCGCGACGCAGGACCCGGTGAATGGATAGGCAGAAGCTCCTCCGCTCGTGGCTCTTCGCCATGACGCGTCTTGAGGTGCAGCTTCGCGTCGAGCACAGCCGCGCCCGCAACGCCATGGTCGAGCAGGCGGCAAAGGAATACTCGAGCAACGGCCATCCGCCGACGCACGTCTTCGTGACACATCGGAACCGCGTGAAGGGTCTCATCGAGGACCACTACCGCCGGACAATCCCGGTCTTCTCGAAGCTGGCCCTCGGGCAGATTAAGTCGCGGAGGGTCGAGAAGAAGGCCGCACAGACCATATACGAATCACTGGTCGCCCAGTGGATCAGCAAGGAATCGCTGCGCAAGTCGCAGCTAATCGCAGACACCGACCGGGATGACGTGATAAACGCCATTTCCGCAGGGGTTGACGAGGGGCTTGGAACCGAGGAAATCGCACGAAACATCAGGCAAGTAAGCGATATGACTCCCTTCCGGGCCGCCACCGTCGCCCGAACAGAAACCCAAGCCGCCGCGAGCTTCGGCAGCATCGAGAGCGTCCGCGAGGCGGAACGCCAGCTCGACGTGAAGATGCTGAAGTCATGGCTGCCGACCCTCGACAACCGCACGCGGCCAGAACATGCCGCGATGGCTGGGAGCGAGGCGATACCGCTCGACGCGAAGTTCGTCGTCGGCGGTGAAGAGATGGACCGCCCGGGGGATACCTCGGCGAGTTCCGAGAACGTAATCAACTGCCGGTGTGCGCTGGCGTATGAGGAGGCTGAATGAACACCGCATCCACATCTCCTGAGGGGGAACGCCGCGCAGGCATCGTGAAAATGTCCTTGGCACTGGTCCAGCAGCTATTCGGCAATGAAGTTAAAGTCGAACGCGCCGGAGTAACCGACGACGATCTCGCAAGCGGCACCATTTCGCTGATTGTCTCTGGGCACCCTGACCTACCCGTTGTGGAGGAAGGCAGGGCTCTAGAACGCGTGCAGTGCGTCATGCAGAAGCATGAAGACGGCACCGTTACCGTTCAGACTTTTCATCGCTATTAGCCAGTGGCCCGCATCCTCTCGCAGCACGGCAACGTCATATCTGCCGACTTCCAGCCGCGTCCATTCGACGTTTCGGCCATACAGATCGACATCAAGACCGAGATTCTCTACTGCGACCACCTCGTCTGCCTAATGCGATTCCACCTGCTCTTCGAGGGCAAGGTAATCGCCACTGAACACGTCACCGCTCAACAACACGGATGTTAAACATGGAACTCAAACGCCTCTCCTTCTCCCTCACCGATGTGAAGGCCGAAGACGGTACGCGCACCATCGAGGGATTCGCTTCGGTATTCAACAACGTTGATAGCTATAGCGACATCGTAGTGCCCGGTGCGTTCACGAAGACGATTAAGGGCCGCAAGCCGGTCATGCTCTGGCAGCACGATAGCGACGAGCCCATCGGCGTGTGGGATGAGGTCGAGGAGCAGAAGAAGGGCCTGTACGTCAAAGGCCGCATCTTAGAGACCAGCATGGGCAATGACGCCTACACGCTCGTCAAGGCCGGGGCCATCACCGGGATGTCCATCGGCTACGCAGCAAAGAAGTGGGAAATCGACGCGGACAAGGGCGTTCGCAAGCTGACCGAGGTTGACCTCTATGAAGTGTCTCTCGTCACCTTCCCTGCCAACGAGAAAGCCCAGATCACACGGGTCAAATCAGAAGACGGCGCGTTCATGACCGAGCGCGACTTCGAGGAATTCCTACGGGACGTAGGACGACTGAGCCAGAAGGAAGCCAAAGTCGTGGTTTCCGATGGCTACAAGGCTTTGCTGAAACACCGGGATGGTGGTGCTGAGAGCTTAAAGCAAATCTTCAATCATTTTAACCAAATCAAATTATAGGATAGTTATGTCAGAGATCACATTAGATGACGTGAATAAAGCGGCCGAAAAAGCAATGCAGGCTTTTGAAGGTCTTAAGACCGAAATTCTCCCCATCAAGACGAAGTTTGATGAGCTTGACGGCGAAACCAAAGGCAAGTTCGTGAAGATGGAAAAGTCCATCAGCGACGGCTTACAGGCTTCCCAGAACGCAGAAGCTAAGGCAAAAGCTCTTGAAGAAGGTCAGAAAGCCCAGCAGAAGCAGCTCGATCAGATCGTCACCGCTCTGAATCGCGTCAATCCCGGCTCCACCGAGAAGGACGCAAAGGCTCTGCAGCGCAAGACCAACAAGCTGTTCAACGAGTTCGCCCGTCTCGATTCCGGCCACAGCAAGCTGTACTTCGACGAACATCTCCGCCAGGCGATCAAGGATGACCCGGAACTGAAAGCCATGTCGGCTGACTCCGATCCGAACGGCGGCTTCCTTACTCTTCCTGAATTCGGTGGCCTGATCACCACGAAGGTGTTTGAAACCTCACCCCTGCGCCAGTTGGCGAACGTGACCCAAATCGGCAGCGACACTCTCGAAATCGTCGTTGACTATGACGAAGCGGACGCAAGCTGGACCTCTGAACGCGGTACACGAAGCTCAACCACCACCCCGACGATGGGCAAAATCGACATCTACGCGCATGAGATGTACGCCAACCCTCAGGTGACCCAGAAGATGCTCGATGACGGTGTCATCGACGTCGAGTCGTGGATTCAGAACAAAGTCGCCGACAAGTTCGCACGCAAAGAAGCCACGGCTTTCGTCACCGGTTCAGGTGTCGGCCAGCCCAAGGGCATCATGAGCTACACCTCTGGTACGACTCTCTCGTCCGGTCAGGTCGAACAGGTAGTCACCACCGATGCGTCCAACCTGACGTATGACGGTTTCATCAACACCCAGAACGCCCTGAAAGAAGCCTATCAGAACAACGCTGTATGGCTCTACCAGCGCGCTACCAACGCCAAGGCAATGTTGATCAAGGACGGTGAAGGCCGCCCGATCTTCAACATGAACTACGACCGCAACGCCGGCATGGAAATGCTCGTTCTCGGCAAGGCCGTGCGCTTCGCCGCTGACATTGCAGCCGTGAGTGCTTCGGCTCTCGCTGCCGCGTACGGTGACTTCAAGCAGGCCTACCAAATCGTTGACCGCGTCGGCTTACGCATTCTGCGTGATCCGTATTCAAACAAGCCGTACATCGGCTTCTACACGACTCGTCGTGTCGGTGGCGGCATGGTCAACTTCGAAGCAATGAAGATCATGAAGGTCTCGGCATAATCTCCTTGTTAACTGGCTGGGCCTGAGTGCCCAGCCGTCTTTTTCATTCTAAGGAAGGATTCCACTATGGTAAGTCACTCAAATCTCCACTCCTCGACGGACGTGGTTACTATGCTCGTTCCGCTAATCCGTACGGCCGATGCTGTCCCTGCGGACGGTTCTGGTTGCGACACAGCAGACTGCGATGCCGTTGAGCTTATTTTCCTCATCGGCACCAACGCCGACACCTACTCCTCGACCGACAAGCTTGAGCTTGAAGTTCAGGAGTCCGACACCGACGTTGACGGCAACTATACCGCCGTTGCAAACGCCGACCTGACGAACTACGTCACGGGCACGAACGTTGGCACCATCAAGGTTCTGACGGCGAACAGCGATTGCTCACAGTCTTATTCTGTGGGCTACCGTGGGTCGAAACGCTACGTGCGCGGACGCTTCAACTACTCTGGCACGCACTCGACTGGCACCTCATTGGCACTTATCGCCATCCGTGGCCGCAAGCGCATCCAGCCTGCACAGAGCTTCACCTAACCTGTAGGGGCGGGGTAACTCCCGCCCTTTCTTTTCCCCTCAAGGAGATGACCATGAAATTGTATAAGCTTCTTATCCTGGCTACGGTGCTCATGCTCCCTGCTGGGGCATATGCGCAGACGCACACGACCAAAATCTACCGAGATACCAATGGCGACCGCGAAGTAGTCGAATCCGGTGGTGAACTCAAGGTGAAGTCTGGTGCCACCCTGACACTCGACAGCGGTAGCACGGCCGCTATCTCTGGCGGTATCAACACCAGCGGCGTGACGTTCAGCACCGCACTGACGGGCAATCCGTTGGTTCAGCAGAACTACACCGACGTGACGGTATCCACGAGCCTGACCAGTGCCTCGATGACCACTCTCATCGCATCGACGGCAGGCAGGACCATCATTCCTAACGGCGCACTGACCATCATGGTCAGCGGCACGGCGGCGACTGCAACTGCTCTGGCGTTGGAATGCTCCGACGGCAGGCTGATTGCAAGCTGGCCGATTGCCGACCTTGTGGATCAGGTTCCGATGGGCATTGGTCTCTACATATCAACCAAGTCCACTATCACGCTTGGAGCGGGTCTGACTAAGGGTTGCGCAGCGAGCACCGCTCTCATGCTCTCGAACGTGGGTACGAACATCGGCACGACCACGCACGTTTACACCAACATTCCGTACACGCTGCAATAATGCGTGCGGTAATGGCGGGTCTGGCAGTCCTCATCGTATTGGCAGGCATCACCCTGCTACCGCTCATGTGGCCTGCGGGTGAGAATCCGTTGTTGGATTCTGTCTATCGCTCCAACAGCCTCCCGCCGGGAATGTAATGCTTCCCGCGCTCCTGCATACCATCGCCTTCGCCATCAGCCTGTTCGTCCAATTCTGGAGCAGTCCGCTGGCGGGGGCATGGGTGTTTTTCCACATCGCAGGATGCGCGGTCCTTCTTTATAAGGGTGACTACCCACGTGATCGGGGGGTCATCTGGTACTTCGCCGTCGCTTGGCTGCTCATCATAGGAACCTCAACCTTCATCCTCGCTCCGGTGAGAAATGGAGCGGCGATGATGTGGGTCCTCGCGGCCATGCCGTCTCTTGCAGTGTCTCTGAGGAAAGAGCACATCAGGCCATACTGCATTTGCTTTCTGACGGTCATGACGGTCTACGCCCTCGGCCTGGTTGTCCAGCTCTATCTGAACACCCAGACGACGTTCATCAATTACGAAAACCGCCATTCGTGGCCATTGCTCGATCCAAACAACGGCGCAGCGGTCATCAACCTTGCGCTCCTTCCATGTCTATACATGGCCCTATTCAAGGACCTGCGTTGGTGGATCTTATGCCTTCTGTTTGCCACGGCTTTGTATGCCACTGGCAGCAAAGCGGGATTCGCAGTCGCTGGGTTGGGAGCAGTCACGATCCTGACGATCCGAAAGGGATTGGACTTCTTTTTATTCTGCATGGCCATCGGCACGATCTTCTCAGTGGTCATCTATATCGAACGCCCCGAACTATTCCTCATCCTTGTGGATTCATTCAGGGACCGGCTTCCGATCTGGGAGGCGAGCTACCCCTTGGCCTTTATCCGGCCCCTTCTAGGTCTCGGCCTCGGGGCTTTTGGCTTCTACTACGAGAAGGTCAGAATTGAACAATACACGACCGGCTGGCACGCACACAACGACATGCTCCAGATTGCCATCGAGATAGGCATCCCGGCTGCCATGATCTTATGCGGGCTTTTACTGTCCGCCATCTTCAGCCGCGCGAACACCGCGGCATCCGTTGCCATACTCGCCATCACCGCCATGTCGATGGTTGAGTTTCAGTTTTACATTGCCGCTGTGAGCCTTCCTATGGGGCTCGCCCTCGGCTGCATCATGAACACCAGAAAGGTACGCAAATGAGAATACTTCTCCTCCTATTGATTTTTTTACCAGCCATTGCCACCGCCGCACCTACTGCCACCGTTTTCAGCGACTCCCGCGCCCAGACCTCTGCCGTGATCGCCTCTGGAGACACAGCCTCAGGCGAAGTCGACCTCGGCGGCACTGTCATCGTTGGATTGCAGATCCCCACCGCCTTCACAGGCACAACGCTTAAGTTCTCTGTCTCCACGGCTTCAGGTGGAACTTTCCAGACTCTGACGGACGGTGCCGGGAATGACGTGAGCAAAACCATCGCGTCCTCCAAATATGTGGGCATTGACCCAACCCTGTTAAGGGGCATGCGGTTCGTGAAAGTCGTCAGCGGCTCGACTGAACCCGCCGCTCGCACAGTCGTCGTTTTTTCCATACCAGCAAAGTAAGGACAGACCATGAAACCCCATCGTATTTTGACGTCGTTCAAAGGCAATCAAACCGGTATTGGCGAAACCGAGGAATTTGAGGCGGGCACAGTCCGCGACCTCTCTGACCACCTTGCCGAGAACGTCGTAAGGGCGGGATGGGCTGAGCCCTTAGCAACCGGGGACGTCGCACCTGAGCCCGATTCCCTGCCGTTCGTTGGAGAAACACCGCCAGAGCAGACTCGCGAGACCAAGGTCACTGGCCCGCAGGAAACGAAGCCGGAGAAATCCAAGAAGGCTAAGAAAGTCGCGTAATGCGGTCGCTCGTTCTCGTCACCGGCCCCACCAGCGAGGCGATATCCGCCTCCGAGGCGAAGGCGTGGGCGAGACTCGACGGCTCTGACGACGATGCCCTGATCGAGCAGCTCATCGGGGCGGCCACCCACTCCGCTCAGGAGTATCTCCGCCGCTCGCTCATCAGCCAGACGTGGAAGCTCACGCTCGACTTAGGCGGAAGCGACCTCGACCGGATGCTCGGTGACGGGACGTACGACCTTCCGGTCACCGCACTCTACGGCGGCCTACCGCAGATCATTCCCCTTCCAAAGGGGCCGGTTTCGTCGATTACGTCCGTCGTAACCTACGACCTCGACAACACGTCAAGCACGTTCGCCTCGTCGAGCTACCGAGTGGACAACTCGGGCGACCGCCTCGTGCTGAACTACGGGGCTATCTGGCCGAGCAACCTACGCCCGCAGAGTGCCTGCGAGGTCACCTACGTCGCCGGGTACGGGGCTGCTTCATCCGTCCCCCAGCCGATCAAGACGGGGCTGATGATTCACGTCGCCACGCTCTACGAGCAGCGCGGCCAGTGCGATGACCCTACGGCGGTTCCGGCCTCGGCGAAGCAGCTCTACAACCAGTACCGAATCATCGGCAGCCGCTGTGCCTAAGTGCTGCACGCGAACCGCGGCCATGAAGTTCCGCATCACGATCCAGAGCCTCGGGCAGTCAAGCGACGGCCAGGGCGGTTGGACGGACACATGGACGGACGGGGACACGGTCTACGCCTCCATCGAGCCTGTGAAGGCATGGGAGCGGTTTCAGGCCGACCAGATGCAGACGCCCGTCACCCACAAGCTCGTCATGCGCTACCGCAGCGACGTGACGACCACGAGCCGCCTGAAGTACGGCACACGGTACTTCTGGGTAAAGGAAGTCATCAACGAAGACGAGAACAGCAGATTCTTAATTATCAAAGCAATCGAACGAGGAATCACTTAACCATTAAGGAGTTTAACTATGGCAAGAAAATACGGCATCACAGGGAACTGCGCGAGCGCATCGTCCTCGACCCTTCCTATCGCGAACATCGTCGGCACCGCGGCCGTCCGCACGATGCTCTATGACATGACTATCGGATCTGACGCGACCCCAGGTGACCAGGCCGCCAAATACTCGTGGCAGCGTTCAACGACCGTTGGGACGTGGGCAGGTGCCGGTGGCGCAGCAATTACCCCGCAGGCCCTCGACCCGGGCGACCCCGCTGCTGTTACCACCTCCAACCAAGGTATCTGCTCGGTAGGCCCGACGCTCACCGCTTCAGCATTCCTCCTACAGGCCGCGCTCAACCAGCGCGCCACCTATCGCTGGGTTGCCGCACCGGGTTCCGAATTAAAGATCCCGGCCACCGCGAACAACGGTCTCGCTCTAATGCCACTCGTGGCGACTGCGACGTACAACCTCGCCTGGACTTTCTTGATCGAAGAATAAGGCTGCGCTATGCTGCTTCCTCAAATACCAGGGGGAGCAGCATGAGCGATGATCTGTCAAGCAAGAACCAGAATCCCAGAACATTCTTCATAGGGAACGACCGCAAACATACGCTGGCCAAGCCGGCAGGCTACGTCACCGTAACCACGGATGGAGTGACGCAGGAATACGATACCTACCAATGTTGCCACTGCGGCACACACGTCATCATGACTCCTCCCGTGAACGGCGAAAAGTACGGAATCTGCAAGAAATGCGGGTTCGCGAGGACATGCACCAACCCGAACTGCCACAAGCATTTCAACTTTGAGAAGAAACTCGACGACTACGAAAAAGGCATACTGAAGGAGCTAAAGTGATGTTCAATCTGCACTATGTATCCGACCGCAAACTCTACGCGAAGTTCAAGGGCATCCCGCTGAGCGCAGCCCCGCAAGAAGGTGAAATCGTCAGCTACCAAGAAGGCCCGAAGGACTCTGAACACAACGAAGAACCCGCTGGCTGCTCCGTCCTTTCATACCCGCAGGTCATCAACATCTTCGATCAGAACTTCAACGTCATAATGATGGTCGAGAACGGAAAGCTCGTCCCCAAAATGCAGCCGGTATGACCTTCGGGGTTCAATTCGACCTCTCAACCGGCGTAATCAACGGCACGATCTCGCCGGCAGCCACCGACGCCATGCCTGACGGAAGGAGCCAACTGGTTTTCCCGGAATGGGTTGACACGACGAACATGATGGTTGACCTCGCGACAATGGAGATGATCGCCATCCCAGGGGGATAAATGGCAAATTATTTAAGACAGGCCCCGCAGCAGGTAAGCATCACCATCGCGGCTGGCTCGACCAGCAACACAGCGACCATAACAGGTGTTGGTGCCAACGCCTTCTTGATATATCAGGGTCAGACTCAGCCGAATGCGACGGGCAATCCCGCCACGCAGATGGCAAGAGTTGTTCTGACCAACTCGACCACCGTCACTGCCACGCGAAATACCTCTGACGCGAGTAACGCGGTGACGGTTAACTGTGTCTGCGTCGACCCTGCCGCTGGTCTTGTGACGGGAGTGCAGGCCGGGACGATCACCATCACGGCTGGCACAAGCAACACCGCCACAATCTCCTCCGTGGACACCGCTCTGTCGGAAGTGTTCTATCTGGGGCAGACCTCTACATCTACAACTTCGCAGCTCGCCTCTGCATCCGGAGTTGAGTTGACGAATGCCACCACGGTCACCGCGCATGTGGGGACCACTGGGACGGTCACAGTCAGCTATGTTGTGGTCACCTTCGCGGCGGCGGTTATAAATAGAATCCAGAGATTCAATGTTCAGTCCACGCAATCTGGATCCCTGACTGACACACAGACGATAACAAGCGTTAACACAGCTAACTCGATAATAGCCTTCGGTGGTACATATGTGGCGGCGGCCTCAAGCACGCAGGCCGCCTCTTTCTGGGTGACCTTGACGAATGCCACCACGGTCACGCTCACTCGCTTCGCCACTGGCACTGCCACGCGAAATATGTGCTACTCTGTGATTGAGTTTGTCACAGGCGTGCTGACGAGTGTGCAGCGTGGGAGCATCACATGCGCGAGTGTTGCGAGCAACACCGCCACGATCTCCTCTGTGACAACGGCTAATGCTTTTGTCAGCTGGCTGAGTCATACTGGCGATCCTGTGAGCACTTCAGCGGCGGACGCCTACTATGACAAGTTGACGCTGACAGATTCAACCACCGTGACAATGACCAAGGGCGCGGCTGGCACCACCACCAGAACAGCTGGCTATGAGGTGGCCGAGTTTGGGACATACATAACGGCAGATCAGTGGATCCCTTCGTTCCCTGACAAAATATTTTCGGCCAAGCCTCTTGTCCCCACGGGGCACGCGGTGCAGACCGTTGGAATAACTACTGCGGCCCTAGCACTTGAGCAGATCAAGCCCGACAAGTGGCTGCCTGACTATCCAGATCGCGCTGATAAGGCGAAACCCGATGTTCCGGAAGGCTGGAACATCGAGCCGACTGGCATCACGTCTGCCGCGCTCGCCAAAGAACAAATTCGGCCGGACAAATGGACGCCGTCCTACCCCGCGCAGCACCTGAAGGTCAAGCCGCTCGTGCCGGAGGGTTTATACGTCAGGCCGGTCGGGATCACGACCGGAGAACAGATTCGGCCTGACAAGTGGTATCCTTCGTTCCCAGACCGGATTGAGAAGGCCAAGCCCCTTGTACCCGAAGGCAAGGTCGTCCAGCCCACGGGAATTACCGCCGGCGAAACGATCACCTCCGACAAGTGGTGGCCGGTCTTCCCAGACAGGGTTTTCACCGCTCGGCCGCTCGTGCCTACCGGGCTCTCGGTCACGACGACCGGGATCACGGCCGGCGAAACGATCCGACTCGACAAGTGGGAACCGTACTTCCCCGACCGGATCGACGTGCGGAGGCCATTGGTTCCGACGGGGTTGACCGTCACGACTACGGGCATCACGTCCGCCGAGACCATACAGGCCGACAAATGGAAGCCGACCTATCCCGACCGGGTAGAAAAGGCAAAACCGCTTGTTCCGACAGGGATAAGCGTCGCCACTCCGGGCATTACCACCGGGGAGAGCATCCGGGTTGATAAGTGGGCACCCTCGTACCCCGACCGGGCAGTCAAGGCGAAGCCGAACGTCCCGGAGGGAATGACGCTTTTACCTATCCTGACTGGATGGGGGGAAACGCCACTCGTCAGTAAGTGGAATCCGACGTATCCGGACAGGATCGAAGGCCGCAAGCCGTTGGTGTCGGAAGGGAAGTACGTCGTACCGCAGCTCACGAGCTGGGGTGAAACGACCCTTCTGAGCAAATGGGCAGGAAGCTACCCCGACCAGCTCCGGAAGCCGGTCGCGGTCAATACGGCTGCGAACACCTACCCCATTCAGCCTCCGGTGGTCGCTGAGGTCGTCACGAGCGACAAATGGGGGCCTCGCTACCCAGACCAGATCTGGAAGGCGCGGAGCATCCTCTGCAATGGGATCGTTATCTACCCGCAGGGGGTCGCCACGACCGAAGAGGTACGGCCGGACAAATGGACGCCAGTTTACCCGGCTCAGGTTTGGAAGGCGAAGCCTCTCGTTCCAGAGGGCAAAGTGAATCCACCAGTCGGGATTCTCTCCGGGGAAGCGATCACCCCTGACAAGTGGTCACCGACCTACCCGGACCAGGTGCGGCTTGCGAAATCCGCCCTCTATGTCGGGCAGGGATTCAGTCCGCTGGACGTGTTGCTACCTGACAGGTGGCTTCCGATCCTTGGTTCGCCGATCTGGAAAAGGCCGCTTACCGAGCTTTTGAGCCAGTGTACGTCACTGCTTCCGTACGCGATATCGCTACGGCCGAGTGGGCTGAATACGTTCAGGGTCAGGGCGGAGACCCGGTTCTTCGACGTGCTGGCTGACGTCACGACGTTTACCGTCGCGGCCGAGGCGCGAGACTTCTCCGTCGAATCCGAAACGCGACTCTTCTTGGTATCAGATGAAACAAGGGTATTTCAGGCATGACAATCGAAGCATTCAACAAGGACCCGTCGGCAAAGATCGACACCGGGTGGGATTGGTCAGCGTGGCTTGGCACGGACACCATCACCGCCTCCTCGTGGACCGTTCCAACAGGACTTACGAGCGTAGACGAGTCCAACACGACGACGACCACGACGATCTGGCTCACAGGCGGGACGCATGGTCAGGATTATTCCCTCGTCAACCAGATAACAACAGCTGGAGGAAGAATCGATCAGCGCACCATCAAGGTACAGGTTAGAGAGCGGTAGTGGACTTCTCGGTCAAGATTGAAGGGCTCGACAGCATCTCGAAGGCCAGCGAGCAAATCAGGCAGGCGGTCGCAACGGAAGTGAACAAGGCGGTATTCGCCTCCGCCCAGAAGGTCGCCACGGAAGCCAGGAAGTCGATTCTCAGCGGCCAGAAGTCAGGCCGCACCTACAAGCGTCGCTCCGTCACTCACCGCGCATCCGCACCGGGAGAGGCTCCCGCCTCGGACACGGGTAGACTCGTCAACAGCATCCACGCCGAAATGGCTGGACCGGGCGAGGCCGCCGCCATCTCTGGAAGCGCGTCGGTCAAGTACGCCCGCATGCTGGAGTTCGGCACAACGAAGATGGCTCCCCGTCCCTTCTTCTTCCCCGCCCTCGAAAAGAGCAAGGCGTGGATCAGGGATAGGCTTCAGGACGCACTCCGTCGCGGTCTTGAAAAGGCCGGACGATGAGCACGTCGAGCAACGCACTTCAGGCCGCGATTTACACGCGGCTCACGGGTTACTCCGCGCTCACCTCACTGGTCAGCACGCGGGTCTATGACTTCGTGCCGCAGAACGCCTCCGCACCCTACGTGGTCATCGGGGACGACACGGCCATCGACTGGTCAACCAAGTCGACGAACGGCTGGGAAATCACGGTCACGATCCATTGCTGGGACTTCGAGAAGGCCGGAAGGAAGTCGGTCAAGTCGATCCTGAGCGCGATATACGACGCGCTTCACCGCCAGTCGGCAAACATCACCGTCACCGGGTTCACGCTGGTCGACATCCAGAGCGAGTTCGAGGAGACGTTCCAAGACACGACCGTCGAAGGGCAGAACGACCGCTACTACCACGGAGTCGCAAGATATCGAGCATATATTCAATCTTAACTAGCCAAGGAGGGCTAAACTAATGGCTGCACAAAAAGGTCTATCAATGCTGTTAAAGCTCGGCACCGTCGCTTCGCCGACGACAATCGCCGGGCTGCAGGTCACCACACTGACCATCAATAACGAAATGGTCGATGTCACGACGAAGAGTTCTTCCGGCTGGCGGGCTCTCCTCGCTCAGGCTGGGGTTCAGTCGTTGACTATCACGGCAAACGGCACGGCGGAGTCCGATACGGGCTTCGAGACGCTTCAGAGCTACGCTCAGGCCAACTCAATCAACACCATGAACATGATTTATGGCGATGGCGATACCATCGAAGGCAGCTTCCAGGTCACGAAGTTTGAAGTCTCCGGTGCCTACAACAAGGAGCAGACCTTCAACATCACGCTGGAATCTTCTGGCTCCATCACCTTCACGAACGCATAGAGGTAACCCATGGCTACATTAACCGTCCAAACCATTTCCCTTGCCGGGCTGCTCAGTTCGACGATGGGTTCTGCCTCGACAGCGGACAAGTTCACCAACGATGGCAACACCTTCCTGCTGTTCATCAACGGCAACGCATCCGCTCGTACGCTGACGCTCACTGTTCAGAACCCCACGGTGAGTCAGGCAGGCTACAACCCCATCACGGTGGCAAGCCCGACCGTTGCCCTTCCGGGCAGCGGCACGAACGGCGGCGTGGCCCTCGTCGGTCCGTTTGGGATGACCCAGTTCAATGACTCGAACGGCCAGCTCAACTACACGCTGGACGTCGCCACGGGCATGACAGTCGCCGTTATCAAGGTGCCGAGAATCTGATGCAGGTCTCTCCCTCGCGCACCATCAAAATCGGGGACAAGGAATACGTCCTCGACGGCTCGTTCGCAACCCTCCGTGCGGTTCAGGAGGCGTTTGAACGCGACGTGCTGCACGTCCTGTTCATGATTCCCGACATGCGGCTCGACCAGGTTGCGAAGCTGATTCACATCGCGTCAGGCAAGGGTACGTCCATCGACCAGATTGGCGAGGAAATCGTGGACAAGGTTGGGGCAATCACGCCGGAGTACACCCATCTCAAGACCGAGCTTCTGGCGTGGCTCAACGTCGCCATCGCTCCCAAGAACGCGCGTGAAAAAAAAAGACAAGAGATGGAAGCACTCCTCGAGAGCCAGAGGGCTACCCTTGGGAAGACTACCAGCGAATCGCCTTCGGGGTCCTCAGATGGCAGCCAAGCGAGTTCTGGCGGAGCAACGTCTGGGAGCTGACCTACGCATGGGAAGGCTACGCGAAGAGCAAAGGCATCAGCCTCGAAGGTGACTACATGACCCTTGAGGAACTCCAAGAACTGAAACGTAAATTCCCGGACAAGAAGGACGACAATGACTGATTTGGGCGAGCTTGTAGTAAGGATCAAGGCTGACGCCTCTCAGCTCGAACGCGAGCTGAAGAAGGCGCAAGGCAATGTCCAGACCAGCGCAAGCGGCATGGAAAAGTCGCTGGAAAGCCTCAAAGGTCAGTTGCTTGGATTGCTTCCTGCTCTCTCAGTCGCTGCGTTTGTTCAGTTCGGCAGAGGCGCGCTCGATGCCGCAGGCAGGCTTCAGGATTTGTCGGATCGCACTGGGTTCGCCGCTAGCACTCTGTCCGCTCTCAACATCCCTCTCCAGCAAAGCGGTAGCAACGTCGAAGAGTTCGCTGCCGCGATGAACCTCATGAATAACTCCATCGGGTTGGCGGCCAGCGGCAACGCACCGGAACTCGTCAAGAAGTTCGATGAACTCGGGTTGTCCGTCAGGAAGCTGGCAGCCCTGAACACCCAAGACCAGTTCAACGCTATCGCTGCGGCCCTTGGGAAAATCGACAATCAGGCTGACTTCATCTCGCAAGGCCGTGGATTGTTCGGTCGCAATTTCGCCTCCATCGGCCCTATCATCCGCGCAATCGCGGGTGACTTGGACGCCTTTGCGGAGAGCGCGCGCAAGGCAGGCGACGCCATCACCGACGAGGATATCAAGAAAGTCGATGACTTCGGGGATGCTTGGACCCGAGAGATTGAACGCGTAAAGGTCAAGCTCGTCGAGGGTGCAGTTGCTTTCGACGACTTCATGAAGAAAGGTCGCGAAGTCGGCGATAGCTTGCCGAGCTTTGCTGACAGGTCCGCCCAAGGCATCGACCATTTCGGCAACAAGATTCCCGGTTTCGAGTCGTGGGAAGACAAGACAAAACGCGCTGGAGGTGTCACGGAAGCAAAGTTCGGCCCACTCTACAATGAGAAATTCGGGCCGCAGCTTCAGGACAAGTCCGCAAGGGGAGGCAACGCTGACCTCCTCCCGCCCGGCAAGACAAATCAGGTCAAGGAGTACATCTCCGACCTCCAGAGAGAAACGACCGCCCTCGGCCTGTCAGAACGCGCCCTGGCCATCGAGAAAGCCGTCATCGATGCTGAGGGGAAAGCACGCGAGGACCGGAACAACAAGCTCAGGGCTTCTCCTGAGCTGACGGACGCCGAGCGCGTCAAAGTCGAGCAACTCACCGGGGCCTTCTACGACCTGAAGAAGGCGCAGGAGGAAAACGCCCGCATCGCCCGCAAGATGAAGGAAGAGCTTTCCGATGCCCTCGCGGACATCGCGGTCAACTTCGACAACCTGAAGAACAGCGCGACCTCTGCGATTCAGTCCATCGCCAAGGAAATCATCAAGGCGAAGATCACCAATCCCCTCTCCGCGTCCATCATCGACGCTATCCCCTCATTCAGCTTCGGCAAGCTCCTCGGCTTTGCCTCCGGCGGCAATCCCCCTGTGGGGGTCCCGTCCATCGTGGGCGAGAACGGACCGGAACTCTTCGTGCCGAACACTTCGGGGACCATCATCCCGAACGGAAAAATGAGCGGCTCGTCAGTCGTCGTCCAGCAGACCATCAACCTCTCCCCCGGTCTCCCAGAGACAGTCAACGCGGCCATCCTTCAGGCCGCTCCCCATATCGCTGGTATGGCGCATGCGAGCGTCGTGTCGGCCATCCAGAATGGCGGCAGTGAATCCCGCATCGTCGGGAGGCGTTCATGACCGCCATCGACATGCCGAACACCCCGGGCTTCACGTCCTGCCGCTTCGGCCTTGAGACGAACACCCAGACCTTCACCAGCCCCCTCACGAAAGCGACCCAGCGACTTCTGCTCGGCGGCGCGAGGTGGATAGCTACCTACTCCCTCCCTGCCATGAACCGTACGCAGGCGTCGAACTGGAAGGCGTTCTTCGACCTACTGGAAGGCGGGGTGAACACGTTCAACGCCTTCGACCCCGATTGCACGACTCCGAGAGGCGCGGCAACAGGTACTCCGCTCGTCAACGGTGGCTCTCAGACGGGAAGCTCGCTGATAACCGACGGTTGGTCGGCAAGCATCATCGCCCTGAAAGCAGGGGATTATTTCTCTGTCAACTCGGAACTCAAGAGAGCTACCGCGGACGCCACTACGAACGGAAGCGGGCAAGTCACGATCTCGTTCAAGCCCGCACTCCGGTCAAGCCCATCGGACAACGCCCCGATCACCGTCCAGAAACCGACCTGCACGATGGTCCTTGCTGACGACATGCAGGGCATCTGGGACTGCAACCACAACGGCATCTATCTACCTAAAAGCTTCACGGCGTTCGAGGTATTCTCGTGACCGGAAGCAGGGACATAACCTCGACGACCATCACCGCGACGCAGGCATCGACCGTCCACCCCGTCCTCTTCCTGAAGATGGAATTCGACGGCGGCGACGTGAACTTGCACAGCGAGCTTGGCAGCATCACATGGGGCGGGGACACCTACACGGGCGTCGGGAAGCTCGGCGGCGTGAGCCCAGCCGAGGAGGTCAGCGACCTTTCCAGCTCGCCAATCAATTTAACGCTTTCCGGCCTGCCGCTCGATCTCGTGAGCACCCTGTTCAACGAGCAGTATCAAGGACGATTAGCGACGCTCTACGTCGGCTACCTGAACATGACCACCCGAGTCCTCGTGGATACGCCGGCCATACTCTACAAGGGGCTCATCGACACGGCGGACTTCAATCAGGGCAAGACCTTTTCCATCACGCTTTCGGTCGGCAGCCGCTTCGCCGCATGGGACAAGCCCGTCATCCGCAGGTACAACAACGCGACCCAGCAGTCACGCTTTCCGGGGGACACGGGGCTTCAATACATCGAGCAGACCACTAACAAAACGATTATCTGGGGCGCAGCGCAATGAGGCAGGAAGGTTGGGAATCGCTTCTTTACCACCACATCCTCGAAGCGCGGGGGAAAGAGTTCGAGTGGGGAACGCACGATTGCGTCCTCTGGTGTGCTGACTGGATTCAGAAGGTGACCGGGGAAGACCTCGCCGCGAACTGGCGGGGGACGTATAGCACTCAGGAAGAAGCGGACACAATCCTCGGCTCGCTCGGCTTCAACAACGCGTCCGAGCTTGCCAGCCACTATCAGGAAGAAATCCCCGTCGCTCGCGCCCAGCGCGGTGACATCATGCTTCATCCGTCTGGGACGCTTGGAATCTGCGACGGAGCCTTCGCCTACTTCGTGACCAAGGACGGGGTGCTCCGCCACGAGTTCACGAAATGCTTGCGGGCTTGGAAGGTTTAGATGCCTCCAGCAATTCCAGTCATTGCAGCGGTCGCAGGAGCAGCAGCCACCGCAGAGGCAGCGACCGTGATTGGGGCGACGCTGCTTGGTAGCACGCTACTTGCTTCCGCAGCAGCTAGTTTTGCCGGATTTGTCGTCGCCTCCGGGATCAACGCGGTCGGCAGCCGTGCCTTCTCGCCTCATCCGAAATCCGCTTCGAGTTTGACTGACCCGAATGCGGGGCAGTCACGCGCCACGATGGTTAACTCGACCGTGGAGACCCACAAAATCATCTACGGTGAGGCCAAGGTATCCGGCCCCATCGTCTACATCGGCACCACGGACAGCGGACCGACGCCCTACGGCGGCCCGATGACGGGCACGAACCTGATGCTCCACATGGTCATCGCGCTGGCCGGGCACGAGGTTGAGGAAATTGAAACCATCTACTTCAACGACAAGCCCGTCACGCTCGACTCGAATGGGTACGTCACGAACTTCCCGTACCCGTACTATCCGACGGGACTGACGGTCAGCTCGAAAACGATCAGCACCGCCGTCCGTTCTGACGAGGTGGTCACGGTCACGACGGGCTCGGCCCATGGATTCACGGCAGGCGATCAGGTCACGGTTACGACCGTCACCGACCTCTCGATGAACGGCGACTTCATCATCATCGCCACGCCGTCCTCGACGACGTTCACCTACTCGAACGGAGGCCCGAACGCCTCGGCAACTGGCGGCACGGCGGTCGATAACACGCTCTCGACGACCCAGAACAGCTACGCCCGGGTAAAGAAGCACACGGGCAGCGTCAGTCAGGAGGCTGATGACGACCTGATTGCGGAGGTGCCCGGCTGGGACACTGCCCACCGCCTGCAGGGCATCGCCTACGTCTACGTCCGCCTTCAGTGCAACGCGGAGGTGTTCGGGCACGGAATCCCGAACGTTTCGGCCATCGTCAAGGGGAAGAAGGTCTACGACCCCCGGAGCACCTTGACTGCTTGGAGCGACAACGTCGCGCTCTGCATCCGGGACTACCTGACCAGCGACTTCGGGTTCAACTGCGATTCGACCGAAATCAACGACACCTACTTCACAGCCGCAGCGAACATCTGCGACGAGTCGGTGACACTGACCACCACGGGCTCCCAAAGCCGCTACACCTGCAACGGGGTACTCGACACCGCCAACGCTCCGATCGAGAACCTGAACGCGATGGTTGCGGCGATGGCCGGAACTGTCACCTACGTCCAAGGGGAGTTCCGCGCGCACGCCGGGGCCTATGACTCGACCGCAGGGGACCTGACCACGGACATGCTCGCCGGGCCTGTGAAGATTCGGACCCGCGTCCCGAGGCAACAGCTCTTCAACGCCGTGCAGGGGACGTACATCGACCCCAGCCGGAAGTACGCAGCGACGGACTTCCCGCCCGTCACGAACAGCACGTACACGGACGACGACGGCGGGACGCAGATGTTCAAGGACATCCAGCTTCCGTTCACGAACCACCCGGAGGCCGCTCAGAGAATCGCCAAGATCGTCCTCGAACAATCGCGGCAGGGGATTCAGCTCGAACTCACGCTGAACCACAACGCCATCCAGTTCGCGGTCTGGGACACGGTGACCTACACTGACGCCAATCTCGGCTGGGACCACAAGGTGTTCCGAATCAAGAAGTTCAGCACGGCGGGAATCGGCCCGGTCGTCCTCATGCTTCAGGAAGAAACAAGTGCCAGCTACGACTGGACGGGCTCCACGGATGCGACGGTCATCGACGCCGCGCCCGATACCAACCTACCGAACCCGCTGGCGAAGCCGTCGGTGCCCACTGGCGTAGCGTTCAACTCGCGGATCACCGCCGGCACGGCAAGCAACTCCTACAACCTCGCACTGTCGTGGACTCAGCACACGGATGCTTTCGTGGTCAACGGGGGCCTGATGGAGATTCAGTACAAACTCTCCAGCGACACAGACTGGCGGCAATCGTTCACTGTCGATGGCGACCAGATCACCGCCGATGTGCTCTCAAGCTCGATCAACGTCAACTACGACCTGCGAATCCGGGCAGTCAGCTCTCTCGGGGCGAAATCCGACTGGGTGACCATCACCGGGGCTGTGGTCGGCTCATCCGGTGGCGTGGGCACAACTGAAGATTACGGCAACTGGACGGACTCGGTAGGCCCGACAAATAACTGGGGCAACTGGACGGATGCCGTCGGCGCAACCAACGATAAGGGATTCTTTACATGACGACAGCGACACAAACACAGATACGTCGTGACACGGCGACCAACCTTACCGCGGCAACGCCTGCATCCGGCGAGCTTGGCTACGACACTACGAATAACCGCATCGTCGTCGGGAATGGAACTACCGCCGGCGGCATCAAGATACCCTCTGCAAAAGACGTGCAGAACCAAACATTCGAGTATGCAACAGTTGGCGGGACTGGAAACGCGATAACGCTGACCCATTCACCGACAAGAACTGCGTATGCCGCTGGGCAGAAAAGCGTCTTTAAGGCCACGGCCGACAGCAGCACCGCTGTTACGATCAATTCAGACGGCCTCGGCACTCGCAACGTGAAGATGATGATCAACGGTGTTCTGTCTGCCCTCGATTCCACGAACAAGATTATCTCTGGCGGGATGTACGAAGTCCTCGATGATGGCACGCAGCTTCAGCTTCAATGCTTGGGCAAGACAACCTCAACCCCTGGAGCACTGGTTTACCTCGGTACACAGACCGCAGCCGCAAGCGCGACACTCGACTTCACCAGCCTGATGTCGTCGACCTACGACGATTACCTGTTCGTCATCGACAACCTCATTCCGGCTACGAATGGCGTCAACCTCTATATGCGAACCAGCACTGACAACGGAGCTAACTGGGATGCCAGTGCAGGCAATTATTTCTACGGTTACAACAAGATCGCGCCGTCGGGCAGCACGACTGCATCAAACTCCACTGCCGGGAGCAACAGCGACACAAAAATCATCATCGCCCCGACGGTCAACAACAACACGGGCGTGGCAATAAACGGCGACGTCAAGTTCAGAGGTGTGAACAATACCGCCGTCTACAAGGGCATTAAGTTTGACCTGACCTACTTCGATACCGCCGGTGTGGCAGGCTCCAATTTCCGCTCACTGGAGGGTGGTGGAGTCAGGGTATCGGCAAACTCAATCAACGCCGTCCGCTTCCTGATGGACTCCGGAAATATCACTTCTGGAAATATCAAATTATATGGTATAGCTAAAGCATAGAGGTAGTTATGGCTGAGAAACACCACCGAGCGATTGTACTCACAGACTTCTGGGCAAAAGTACTGAGTGGCTTGCTCGTCTCTTGCATCATCGGCGGGGGCGGGTACGCGTGGAACGCAAATGCAGCCAATGCGAGGCTTCAGGAAAAGGTTGAGTCGCTGGAGCAAGCCAAACTCCCCTCCCGCCTCGACAAGCTCGAAGTCAAGGTCGACGACACGAAGCGAAGCATCGACGAGATGAAGCAGAATCAGGGTGCGTTCCAAATGGAAATGCGCCAGAAGATGGACCTGCTCATCAAGGACAGCACACGTAGAAATGACAGATGATGCAGACGAGCGACGCAGGGATAGCGTTAATCAAAGAATTCGAGGGCTTTTCCGCCGTTCCATACAAATGCCCGGCTAACAAGATGACCGTCGGCTTCGGCCACGTCATACAGCCGGGAGAGCTTTGCGACGAGGTGACGGAAGAAACCGCCCTTGAGCTGCTCAAAGACGACCTTCAGGAAGCGGAGCAAGCGGTAAACGAGCTTGTGACCGTGCCGCTCAATCAGAACCAGTTCGATGCTCTCGTGAGCTTCACTTTCAACCTTGGACGCGGAAAGCTGGAAGTCAGCACGCTGCTTGCGAAGCTGAACCTTGGCGACTATCAGGGTGCGTCAGCCCAAATCACCCGCTGGCGGTATATCGGGAACACACCATCGAACGGCCTTTCCCACCGCCGCGAGGCCGAGAGGTCACTCTTCGACAAACCGATTGCCGAAGAATCAGAGGCGTGATAAGGTTCGTATAAACAACTGCATGGAGGATTTATGGCCGATGGTGATATCCAGATTGACGCCCCAAACGTCATCCACAACGCAGAACGCAGTGCTCGCCATAAGCTGAGCCACCTCGAAGACGAGTTCCTCGAAGAGTGGAACAAGCTATTCACGGGCATGCACGACACCGCCAAGCGGCTCCTCGAATTCGTAGCCAAGAGAATCTGAGATGGCTGGACTCGACACAGTAGCTCAGATAGTTGCAGGGCCGTTTGCAACGCTCATCACGAACATCATCGACCGTCTCTTCCCCGACAAAGACGCACAGGCAGCCCAGCGCGCCGAATTGCTCCTCCAAGCCCAGCAGATAGACCTGCAACTCTCCCAAGCCCAGAACGCCGTAAATCAGGCCGAAGCCGCCAACCCGTCCGTTTTCGTGGCAGGCTGGCGACCATTCATCGGTTGGGTCTGCGGCGTTGCTTTCGCGTACAAATACGTCATCCAGCCGTTCCTCATCTTCATGTTGATTGCCGGCGGCTCCCACTTCGATGCAACGAAACTCCCCGTTCTGGACTGGTCTGACATGGGCACAGTTCTGCTTGGCATGCTTGGGCTCGGCACGATGCGCAGCGTCGAAAAGGTCAAGGGCGCGGCATGATAAACACTCTCCGCAACATCCACCCCAGAGACAAAGCCAAGTTGATTGACGGCCTCATCGGATTGCTTGTGCTCGGATGCTGTTTCGCCGCCATCATCGTCTCAGCGGTTCTCAGCAAATGAGCGACCTCCACAACCTCGGCTTCCACGCCAACTCAATTGCAAAGGCCACCAGCAACGAGCGGATGCAGGCCATCCTCCAGTGGGTCGGTGTTGGCAGCGTTGTCCTCATGGGCTTAGCCGCAACCTCCCATCTCGTCAAAGACGTTTGCCGCCAATTCCACGAGCCGTACCCCAAGAGCAAGCACAAGGAACTGCTCGACGAGCTAGACCGTCACTACAGCCGCGGGCAATCACGCTGACGACAACTATTCCGTTGGCGATATAGCGGCTCGCTGATATAACCATAAGCAGCAACCATTCTGCTTATGACTCATGACGGAGCCGACCGACAAACCTTCCTTCGCCAAGCGATTCGTCAGAGATGGACGCCCTTCGTCGTTCGTCGAACGTGTCCGCCCAGCACGCGGACAGTCCCTCCTCCCCATCTTCAGCCCAACGCCCCCGCACACCATCCATTCCCCGCCTTCTCCAGCCCCGCCCGGGGCTTTTTCTGACAGCACGGTAATCAGCGGTCCGGCTCGCTCAAGCGGAATAACGGCCTATTCCCAAGAGGCCCCTTTCCGTGATTCCGCTTGCCCGTCCGCTCCGCACCCGTCCCATGCTGATTCCTTTTCGTGCCGTCAGGCCCCGCAGTCGGGGCCTCCAACGTCAAGAGAAGGAGACTCCATGGACTTACCGCCATTCCTCGCATCGGCTGGGGAGAAAACCAAAGCCCGCGACATCATCGCCGCTATCCGAACCCTCAAAGCCATCGAGCATGAGAAGCGACTCGCTGTCGACGACGAAAGGCAAGCCCTTGCCCGCTTCGGTGGTTTCGGCGCGGTTGCCCGGTCGATATTCCCCGACCCGGTCACAGGCCGCTACAAGGACGGCTGGCAGGGCATCGGCGAGGATCTGAAAACGCTCCTGACCCCCGAAGAATACGATTCGGCCAAGCGCACGACGTTCACCGCGTTCTACACGTCCCCCGCCGTTATGACGGCCATGCACGCGGCCCTTTCGCGTCTCGGCGTGCCCGCGAACGCCACGGTTCTTGAGCCCGGGTGCGGCATCGGCAATTTCATGGCCCACGCACCGTCAGGCCAGAGGTTCATCGGCGTTGAACTCGACTCGCTCTCGGGTCGAATCGCTCGCGCGCTCCATCCCAAGGCCGACATCCGCATCGAGAACTTCCGCGACACCAAGCTGCCCCAGCTCGACGCGGTAATCGGCAACGTGCCGTTCGCCGACCTGAAGCTCGACTATCAGGGCGAGAAGCTCTCCCTGCATGACTTCTTCATCGCCAAGTCGATTGACGCCCTGAAGCCCGGCGGCGTCCTGGCCGTCGTCACCAGCCACTACACCCTCGATAAGCAGAATGCGGCCATACGCGAGCAACTCGCTAGCAAGGCCGACTTCATCGGAGCCATCCGCCTGCCTTCCGATGCGTTCAAACGCGAGGGAACGGCGGTGGTCACGGACATCGTCTTACTGCGGAAACGGGCACCGGGAGAGGTTTGTAAACATTGCGACCCCGAATGGATACAAACCGCCGCACTTTGTATCGACGGTGCCGAAGTTCCGGTCAACCGCTACTTCCTGAACCATCCCGAAATGGTGCTTGGGGACTGGAGCCGGAAGGACACGCTCTACGGCGGAGAGGGCTTCAGCGTCCTGTCGAACGGCGACATTGCCCAGCAGCTCCGGGAGGCCGTTCAGCGTCTCCCTGAAGGCCAAGTCATCCAGTCCGAAGCCGAAAGGCCAAACCCTCCCCCAGTTTTCACGCCCCCACCACCCGAGCGGCACATCACCGAAGGCAGTTTCTTTGTTGGGGACGACCACGTTATCCGGCAGGTCGAGAACGGCAACGCCGTGCCCGTCGTCTACGGCGGCATCGAGCTGAAATCCAACGGCACCATGACCGGGAAGCGTATGGCTGCCCTGATTGGCCTGCGTGACGTCGCCCGGCGCGTCCTCCAGTCCCAGAATGAAGACTGGCCCGAATCTCACCGCCTCGAAGCACGCCAGAAGCTCAACCGAGCCTATGACCAGTTCCTGCATGCCTACGGGCCTATCAACAAGACGACCACCAGCGAGACCAAGGACGGCACGCAAATCCGCCGCATGCCGAACCTCGTGAAATTCCGCGAGGACCCCGACGCCATGCTCGTCATGTCGCTGGAGGAATACGACGAGGTCACGGGCAACGCGAAGAAGTCGGCCATCATGCAGAAGGATGTGGTCGGCCCAAAGCCGCCCATCACGCACGTCACTTCCGCCGAGGAAGGGCTGCTCGTTTCCCTCGACCACCGCGGCGGCATCGACATGCCGTACATCTCCAAGCTCTATGGCAAGCCCCAGGAGATCGTCATCTCGGAGCTGGGCGACCTGATTTACCGCGACCCAGAGTCAAAGGAGTGGCAGACCGCCGACGCTTACCTGTCGGGCAACGTCCGGGCGAAGCTGGCCACCGCCGAATCGTCCGGGCCTGAGTTCGCGAGGAATGCCGAAGCCCTGCGGCAGGTTCAGCCCGAGGACGTGCTGCCCGGAGATATCGACGCGAACCTCGGCGCGCCTTGGATTCCCATTTCAGACATTCAGGCCTTCGCCGCCGAGCTGTTCGCGGTTCCGCCCGAGGCCATCCAGATTGGCCACCTCAAGAAAGATGCCGTATGGAGCGTCGAGCCTGACTACCGGGCAATGAATTCAGTCGCCGCGACCACCGATTACGGCACAGGCCGTATCAACGGCACGGCATTGCTCGACCTCGCCCTGAACCTGAAGACCCCGGCCATCTACGACACCATCCAAGGCGTGAACGGCGAGGAGCGGATTCTGAATCAGGTGGAAACGCTGGCCGCGCGCGAGAAGCAGAAAGCCATCAAGGAGCGATTCAAAACGTGGGTGTTCAGCGACCCTGACCGCACCGAGAAGCTGGTTCGCATGTACAACGACACCTACAACAACCTGCGTCCCCGCCTGTTCGACGGCTCGCACCTCGACTTTCCCGGCATGAGCAAGATATTCGAGCTTCGGCAGCACCAGAAGGACGCCGTCTGGCGGGGCATGAGCAGCGGAAACACCCTGCTCGCCCATGTCGTAGGTGCCGGGAAAACGGCGGTAATGGCCGCCACGGGCATGAAGATGAAGCAAGCCGGGCTGCGCAAGAAGCCCATGTACGTCGTACCGAACCACATGCTGGAGCAGTTCGGCCGCGATACGATGCACCTCTACCCGAATGCCAAGCTCCTTATCGCAGGCAAAGAGGATTTCACGAAGGACCGCCGCAAGTTGCTGACGGCCAAGATCGCCAGCGGTGACTGGGACGGCATCATCGTCACCCATTCGAGCTTCGAGCGCATCGGCATGTCGCGCGACTATCAGGAGAGGTTTCTTCGCGCGCAGATCGCCGAGTACGAGGAGTTGCTGGCCGATTCCGCTCGCTCCAACCAGTCGCGTGGCAACCGCAACATCATCAAGACCATCGAGAAGCAGAAGGCCAAGCGCGAGGAACGACTCAAAGACCTGCTGGCTGAGGACAAGAAGGACGACGGCCTAGTGTTCGACGAGCTGGGCGTCGACCACGTCTTCATCGACGAAGCCCACTTCTTCAAGAACCTCGAAACACCCACCAAGATGGAGCGCGTCGCGGGCATCCAGACCGGAGGCTCTGAGCGAGCGTTCGACCTCTACATGAAAGCCCGTTTCCTCGAAGAGAACCACGCCGGACACGGAGTCACATTCGCCACCGGGACGCCCATCAGCAACACGATGGTCGAGATGTACACGATGCAGCGGTTCCTCGACCCGGAAGGATTGCGAAGCCGCGGAATCGAGCATTTCGACGCATGGGCCGCGACCTTCGGCGAGGTGGTCGAAACGATGGAGATTTCGCCGGACGGCTCGACCCTGAAGCCCCGCAGCCGCTTCGCCAAGTTCGTCAACCTCCCCGAGCTGATTCAGCAGTTCAGGGCTTTCGCGGACGTGCAGACGGCGGACATGCTCGACCTGCCGAGGCCGAAGCTGGAAGGCAACAAGCCCACCATCGTCGCCTGCCCAATGTCCGACGAGCAGCGGAGTATTCAAGGCGAACTGGTCAAGCGGTACGAGCGAATCCGCAGCGAGAAGGTTGACCCACGCGAGGACAACGCGCTCGCCATCACGACCGATGGCCGCAAGCTCTCCCTCGATGCCCGGATGCTATCGGCTGGAGCAGAGGATAACCCTGACTCGAAGGTCAACGCGTTGGTACGCAACGTCACCCGAATCTGGCGGAAAACCGAGCCCACACGAGGCACTCAGATGGTTTTCTGCGACATGGGCATCAATCCGACGCCTTGGGGCTTCTCCGTCTATGACGACGTGATTGAAAAGCTGGTCGCGCAGGGAATTCCCCGGAACCAAATCGCCTCCATCGGAGATGCCGACACCGACGCCAAGAAGCAGGTGCTTTTCGAGAAAGTGCGTTCAGGTTCGGTGCGCGTCCTTCTCGGCAGTACGTCGAAGATGGGCACGGGAACCAACGTCCAAAAGCGATTGGTCGCACTCCACCATCTCGACGCCCCGTGGAAACCGGCGGAAGTCGAGCAGCGTGAAGGCCGGATACTCCGTCAGGGCAATACAAACGAGGAAGTCTCCATCTACCGCTACGTCACCGAAGGGTCGTTCGACGCCTTCATGTGGCAGGCATTGGAGACCAAAGCGCGGTTTATCGCCCAGGTGATGACCGGCGAGGCAGCCGTCCGCAAAGCCGAAGATATCGGCGGGCAGGAACTCTCCTACGCCGAGGTGAAGGCCATCGCATCCGGCAATCCCGCCGTCCTGACCCTTGCCGAGACCGACGCGGAGCTTCAACGTCTGGCCATCCTGAAGAAGAACCACGCAGACGAGCAGTACCTCGCACGTCGCAGCCTGAAGGAACTCCCCGACACCATCAAGCGGCACGAGAAGCGGATTGAGGGTCTGACCGCTGACATGGTGACCATCGAGGCGCATCGTGGCGACCCCGAGCCATCGACGGAATCGCTCGGCAAGCGGATGAATAACATCCCCGAGGAGGTGAGCGAGACCCGTCGCTTCAAGCTCGGCACCTATCGCGGTCTGGAATTCGGCCTCATCCTGCATAAGTTCGGGCAGGCCGATGTTTATGTCGAAGGTGTCGTGACCCGGCGGGATTCGGTGCGTGACAACGCCGGCCCGCGCGCGGTGCTCAATGCCGTCGAGCGGTTGGTCGTTCATTACGAGACCGAGCGTCAGCGAGTCACCCAAGACCTTGCCATAGCGCAGGGTCAGTTGAAGGACTTCGAATCGCGCCTCGGCAGGCCATTCGCGCACGCGGCGTACTTGGACGAACTCGGCCAACTGCGCGACCAGTTGCGAATCGGCCTCTCCGGGAACGTTCCAGAGGGAGCGACTCCGGTTACGGAACTGGCCGAACGCATCAAGACCATGCGCGCGGCGAACACGGTTGAAGCCGCTCCGCTGCGCGTCGGTACGCGAAAAGCCGTCGCGGCCGAGAAGCCGGTGACTGCCCGCATCCGGGCGAACGTCGTCGAGAAGCCCCTTGAAGAGCCTGCGGTCGAAGAGACCAAGCCAGAACCGCCTGCAGCCCCGGTAGTCCTCACCATGCCGGAGCCGGTGAAACCTGTCGAGAGCTACAGGCAGCGCGTCACGAGGAAAGGCAACGAGGCGCAGCTTCGGTTGTTCTGACCGCCATCTCTCAGGACGATTCCGTGATGATTCGCTGCCACGAGGCGATGATCGTGCCCGCGTAGAGAGCGCACTTCGCCCTCGCGTTTTCGCTCAGCAGCGGGCTATCCCACGCCACGACGATATCGCCGCACCGGAGCGGCTCGATCTCGTATAGCTCCCGCGCGACACGCTGGAGAATCTCGGGGGATGGCGGCTCTGTGAACCGCCTGATAGTCGCATGGTCCATCTCTACCGCCCTCTCGCGTAATACGGATTCGGGTCGGCCATCCCGCGGAATCTCTCATCCTTCAGGTAGTTGAGCCGCCGAATTTTCCGCGTCCCCTGTCCGCGCAGAGACAGCGCGGCCTCATCTTGTGCGAGTCTCATCAGCTCACCGGGGTCGAGCCCCAAGACTTCCGAGTAATCGCGGCAGGCCGAATAGTGGGCGAACCCGAATGACATCAGCACGGCCGAATTGTTCAGGATGCTCGACCAGTCCGACGGGTAGAGGCTCTTGATCTGAGCCAAGTCCTGCCAGATTGACACGAGTTGCACGCCGTATCCCCTGAGCAGGGTCGCCGCCGTGAGCAGCGGGTCGAACGTGCCGAGCTGCGCCGCCTCGTCGAGAACGAACAGGGTCCGTTGCTCGGGGATTTCCTTCCTCCGCATGACGGCGGTCAAGAGGACGGCCATCCAGACCCGCAGCAGGCAGCGGTGACTCCTGAGCTTCTCCGGCGGGATGACGATGAAAATCGTCTGGGGTTTGCCCTCGACCACGCCGCGAAGCGAGACCGATGAGTTGCCCATGCAATCCGACACCTGGTCGGAGTTCGTCGCCTTCATGAACGAGCGCGCCGTGCCGAGGATGCTCGGACGGGTGGGATTTTCAGCGTGGTTAAGGTACGCCGAAATCTCGGTATAGGCGAGCGGCGGCATCTGCTTGCCCTTGGCGTCGAGCAGCACGGCCAACTGGTAATCCGTGTCGTCGCAGTAAAGGATGTCTCGCATCCTCTTCATGTTCTGCTTCTCTTGCGGCTCGCATCCGGCGATGTAAGCAATCACCCCTGAAATCAGACCTCCCGCCGTGTCCGACCAGAACGGTTCGCGTGAGATGTGCCCCTCCCCAAAGAGGGCCGAGAGCATCTCCGCATCCGGCTCCAGTTGCGCGCCGTCTAGCGTGAACAGGTCGAACGGGTTCAGGCGGTCGCTTACGTGCCCAGTGACCCCGAACGGGTCGAGGATGTGGACGTCGTGACCCATGTCGAGCCGCGCGCGGGCGGTGACGGCGGAAAGCTCACCCTTCAGGTCGATGACGATGAGCGGCCCGGTGTAGGTGAGCAGCAAGGGGATGAGGAAATCGCGGCCCTTGCCGGAGCCCGTCGGAGCGATGACGCAGAGGGGGGCGTCGCCGTCGTAGGAGATGATGCCGTTGCCGGCAGGTTGGGCCTTGTCGAACCCGAAAAAGGCAGGCGCGCTGCTATCCCAGCCAAGGAGGATGCCCATGGATGACTCCCGAAGCGCATAAAAACGCCCCTTCCATCACCCGACGGAAGGGGTAACGCAGACCGAGAGTCACCGAGCAGGTAGAGTCTGACGATTCGGGTCGCGGAAGTCAATCGCTCGTCTGGAGTTAGCTACCCCAGAATGCCGATGTTCTGTGACGTAAGTCTGCATTCGGAGCTGAGTTAGAGCAAAATGCCGCAAGTTGGTATCGACTCTAGCCTTGCGCCCGGTACAATGGACTGGCGTCTACCGCGGCGGAGGGTCTCCCGATGGTCGTTCGTGGAAAAGCATCGAAGAAGCTCGACTGGCTGAAGAGTGTCGGCCTCTCCGCGCTCCCGACCGCCTACAGCACCGACTGCGGGGCACTCTACCAGAAGGACGCTCTCGAATTCATGCGGCTGATGCCGGATGAGAGCGTGGACATGGTGATGACCTCACCGCCATTCGCGCTCTTGCGGAAGAAGGAATACGGCAACGAATCCGTTGATAAATACCTCGAATGGCTTTTGCCCTTCTGCCTTGAAATCAAACGCATCCTGAAGCCGCAGGGCAGTTTCGTGCTCGATATCGGCGGCGCATGGCTTCCCGGCCATCCAGTCCGAAGCGTCTACCATTTCGAGGTGGCCTGCCGACTCGCCCGCGAATTCAAGCTGGCGCAGGAATTCTACTGGTACAACCCCGCACGCCTGCCGAGCCCTGCCGAATGGGTGAACGTGCGCCGCGTCCGCGTCAAAGACGCCGTCAACATGGTCTGGTGGTTCGGCAAGACCGAGAACCCGAAGGCCGATAACCGGAAGATTCTCACGCCATACAGCGACAGCATGAAAACCCTGCTCAGGGACGGCTACAAGGCGAAGCTGCGTCCATCCGGGCACGATATCTCGGACAATTTCTCGAAGGACAACGGGGGAGCCATCCCGCCGAACCTCATCACCATTGCCAACACCGAATCGAATTCCTACTACCTGAGAGCCTGCCGCGAGCACGCAATCAAGCCGCACCCGGCGAGATATCCAGCGGCCCTGGTGCAGTTCTTCCTCAAATTCCTGAGCGACGAAAACGACCTCGTCTTCGACCCATTCGCGGGCAGTAACGTGACCGGATGGGCGTGCGAGGGCATGGGCCGCAGGTGGCTTGGCACTGAAATCTCCGCCGATTACATCGACGGTTCGGCCTATCGCTTCGACGAGGTTGCCGTCGAATTCAAGCCGAAGGCCAGCGGCACCGGAAGCGGTAAGAAGCGTGGAAAGTCCTCGCTGAATGGCCACGCTGAAAACGGCAAGCTCCCCTTGTCCGATTAG